CATACTCTTCGTCCGTGCTAAATTCTTCTCTACCAAGCATCTGCTCAGCATTCTTCTTATCAAAGTCAATTTCACCTTGACCATCATATGTGTTAAAATAGTATAATTGTTTTCCACCGTACTTGTAAAACATTACAAGATGTTGTAGCATAACACTCATTGGAATCTTTTCTTCTTCATAAAATTCCGGGTTGTAGCTTGTATTTACACTAATACCTTGATCAATATATTTTTGTAATACTGCCATAATTTTTAAATATCCTTCTGGGCTTTTTTGACCCCATAACAGATCGTATTTATTCTTTAACCTAGGATAACCAGGCACAACTTGTTTTAGTACTCCATGTTTGCTTTGTTTAACACTTACAAATGCACGTGGTGGTTCAATACCATTAGTACTGTTACTAATTTGTGCTGATGTTTCAGCAGGCATTAATGCCATTAATGTACTGTTACGTATTCCTGTTTTTTGTAACTGTTTACGCAGACTTTTCCAAGGCATACGTTCTTTATGTGGAACTAACTCATCTAGTTCTTTTTTGTATGTTTGGTTAGGTGTAATACCTTGTCCATATTTTGTTTCGTTAATTCCTGAAATATTACCTTTTTCAATTGCTAAATCTGCACTTGCTTTAATTAAGTAATAACTCCATGCTTCTGTCCATGTGTCAACTAATGCTAATCCTTTTTTATCAATATCTTGATAATTTAAATCATTCTTAGCCAACCAATATGCAAAGTTAATAATACCAATACCTAATGGACGTCTTTTCATTGTACTAAGTTCTGCCGCTAATACTGGATAATTTTGATAATCCAATAGCTCGTCTAAGCCACGTACTGCTAATCTACATATACGTTCAAAGTCCTCAGGTGTTCTAACGTTACCCCAATTAATCGCACTTAATGTACATAAACTAATTTCACCTTCTTCATCATTAAACGAAGAAAGAGGTTTTGTAGGTAAATTAATTTCACAACACAAATTGCTTTGTTTTACTGGTGCAACTTCTTCTAAAAATGCTCCATGTGTATTTGCATGATCTACATTTTGTAAATAAATTCTTCCTGTGTTTTTACGTTCTTCCATAAACATACCAAACAATTCAGATGCTGGTAGTACTTTTTTCCTAGTAACTGTTCTTTCTGCATTCTCATATAATTCTTTAAATTTATCTTGATCGTTAAAAAATGCCTCATATAATCCAGGAACATCACTAGGTGAGAAAAGTGTAATGTCTTTACCAGTTAATAGACGTTCGTACATAAGTTTATTAAATTGTACACCATAGTCCATATGTCTAACACGATTATCTTCTGTGCCTTTATTGTTCTTTAATACTAATAGTTCTTCTGCTTCTAAGTGCCAAATTGGATAGTATAGTGTTGCCGCTCCACCACGAACGCCACCTTGGCTACATGATTTAACTGCACTTTGAAATAATTTATAAAATGGAATAACACCTGTATGTGTTGCATCGCCTCGTCTAATAGGACTTCCTATTGAACGAATACTACCTGCTCCAATTCCAATACCTGCTTTTTGGCTAACATATTTTACAACACTAGCACTTGTAGCATTAATACTATCTAAGCTATCATCTGTTTCGATTAATACACAACTACTAAATTGTCTTTGAGGTGTTCTAAGTCCTGCCATAATAGGTGTAGGTAAACTAATATCAAAGTTACTAATAGCATCATAATATTCTTTTACATATTTCATTCTAGTTTCTTTTGGATACGAACTAAACAATGTAGCTGAAATCATCATATATGCAATCTGTGGAGTTTCAAATATTTGTCCTGTTACTCTATTCTGAGCTAGATACTTACCACGGAATTGTTCCATTCCAACGTAAGAAATATTTTCATCACGATCATGTTTAATGTAACTGTTTAATTGATCAATTTCTTCTTCTGTATAAACGGAGAAAAAACTTTCGTCGTATATTCCTAGTTCAACATTCTTACGTGCAATATCACTTAGATGATCTGGATCAAATGAATTGTAAACGTTTTTTCTTAGATGATAATTGATTAATCTACCTGCTACCCATTGATAATTTGGTGTTTGTTCGTTAATAAGATCGGCTGCGGCTTTGATTAATGTTTCTTGTATATTTGTACTTTCAATTCCATCATAAAACTGTAAATGACTTTTAATTTCTACTTCACTAGCACTAACACCGGTAATACCTTCACATGCGTAAAATACAACTTTGTGCATTTTTTCTAAATCAAGTACTTCTGTAGTACCATCTCTTTTTATAATTTCTATTTGATCTTTGCTCATCTGTATCCCGTTCTTGTTAAAAATAGTTATGTATTTAACATGTAATGTTGTTCAATAACTATTTGCTTAATGTACTAATATCTATATCCTTTAGTACATCAAGTGTGTCGATTAGTTTTAGGTTGTCAATTATATCATAATTATAGTTTAAAATATAACAATTGTCAACTGAAACAATCAATTTAATCTCACTTTTTTCTACACTCTGTACTAGTAATATTTTACATGGAATACCACTGTAGTACAATGTATAAGCAATGCCTAACGAAACAACGTTCTCGTCATATTCGTTTGCATGTAGTAAGTCCCATGGGTTTGGCCATGTGCTTTCATTATAAGGATCGATTACCCTAACACTGATAGGTGCCATCTTCCAGAATTGTGTTACAACCTCAAGTTTAGGAAGTAAGTCGTCTAAAGCCTCTATCTCTTTTCTCAGAGTTCTCCAAGTACGGAGACGCGACTTTACTGGTAGTTGCCATATATCTTTCATTAATATGTTAACAGGTCAAAAAAAACTTGTCTGGTATTAAAATGTAACGTCGACATGTTTCTTTTGTTGTTCCTTGTATTAATATATTTATGACAGGTTATAGAATTTCTCTAAACGTTGGGCCCATTTCATTTCCCAATTTTTAAAGTCTTCTGGACCACTTTCGAACAGTTGCCATTGACAATCACCACTACACATAAAGATAGCAATACGATCAATTGTAGTATTGTACATTTCGTTATGTGCGTTTGCATAGGCGGCACCTTGTAAGAAATAATCTTCAATCCATTCACGTTTTTTAGGCTTATTAGTCTGCTTAAAGTCCATAATAGTTGGATGTCCTTTATAAACACCAACTAAGTCAGTTGTGCCAGCATATAATCCAGCCGCACATAAATTAACTTCAGTTCCCCATATCTCACTAACATCATCTTCAATATTATCCACAACAACCTGTGCCATTGCCTTAGCTTGTTTGTGTACTATATTATTTCCAGGGTTGTATGTTTCATACTCGCCTAATGCCCAATGTTCTAATATATTGTGCATAACTGTACCTCTATTGGCAGCAGTTGTTGTAATGCGTTGTGCTTCTTCTGTACCTACTCTTTTTCTCCATGCCGCCAATCCTGCACGTTTTTCTGCAGGCTGTGTAGCACTTAAAATAGTGGTAACACTTGGAACAGGATCGCCCCAAGGATTCTCATATAGACGTTTTCCGTCTACACTAGTTCGTTTTAATTCTTTATATGGATATGGACTTTTAATCTTTAACATGCATTAAGTATACTACTGTTGTGATAAGATGTCAATGGTTTCTTCAGTTAAAATAAAATTATTTAACACCCATGTATTACTAAACAACGACCAGTGGTTATCATCCGGTGCTACTGTTAATCCATTTCTAAATGCTATTTCCATATGGACTTTTGTATCTTTTGTAAATACCCACTCGCCTTCATCTATAAATTGTTTATATAATTCAACTTCTGCTGTACGTAATTGTGGCTTATCTACCATACGTAATAATTCTAACTTAATAATATGTTCAAAGTTATATAATGTATCCATGTTATCGTACCATTTATCGTTCCATGAATGATATACATCTGATACACTTTTACGTGCTAATGATTCAGTAATGTTTGATTGTACATTTTTTGGAAAATTATCATTTGGGGAATTTCTAAACATACCTGCATTTCTATGTATTGAATACCATATATGAGGTGGGCCATCTAACGTAGAGTAATTATTATCAATTTTTTGTTCTTCAAATTCAAAGTCTCCAGTACTACCAACTTCAAATACTCTTTGCTTGAATGTTCTATTAGTAAAGATAATATCAATGCCACGTAGCTTTGCATCAAGTAAACACCATTCATAGTAGTCGTGTCCACGACCTCCTATTGCGTAATTATAATATTGATGTTGTGGGAATTTTTGTGCTAGTTGATAAGTCCAACTATTCTTTTCTACTTTGTCTTGCCAATATGCTGAAAAACTATCGCCTATAAAAGCAATCTTTTTGCCTACCAATAAATGTACCATTTTAATGTCTTACTGGTATTTGCATTTGTGAGTCTTTCAATTTTATATCCTAAATTTTGAAAATGTTTAATTACTGTTTCCATTTGACTTTGTAATCCACGATCTGTAAGTGTACCTTGCCATACATTAAAATAGTTGACACTAGTTGGGTTTGTAATACTATACGTTCCTGGTGCAAATCCTAAATTTGCTGTTCCTGCACCAATATCATAATTCCATGATGCAAATGAACCTTCAATTGTTAGTACTAAGTATCCTGCGTCTTTGCTTGCTGTTAATCCTGCTAATCCTGCATCGTTAATATCTGCAACAATAGAATTAAGATTTGTTCCACTTGTTCCAAGTGTTATTGTTTGATTATTAAAAATAAGTGTGTCACCTACAGTTATTGTGGGGTTATTAACTGTACCAATTTTTTGTATGCTAGGAGTTGAGTTTGTCATTGTAGTTGTGTCTGATACAGTACCTTCAAATTTACCTAATGCACTCTGTGAAATAACAACTTCCATGATAGCTTGTGTTTCTTTGTACACAATCATATCTTGTGATGCTTTAGCTCTTGCTTGGGCTGCGTTTAATCCTACACTCATTTGTTTAACTCTTTGTCTACTTGCTTCTTAGCCATTGCTTTTACTTGTTTCTTATTCTTTTCTGGATCTACTTTATTCATATTGCTAGCACCCATGCTGGCAGTATTAAAATATACTATACCATCTTTGATGTTATTAACAATAGGGAGGTTTTGAATTTCATCAAATAGTGATTCACCATCTGCATCTATTCCCATCGCCACCAACTCTTTAACTAGCGAGTCTAGAGGAATACTCTCCACACCTTCGCTACTTAGAATTGAAAGTAGATCAATTACCTTTGCATCTACTTGTGATATTTCAAATAGATCAGCGTATCTCATAGCTTTACTTCTTCAATGCCGCAAATGCTTGTTTTAATACTTCTTTGTTGACTTTGCCGTCTGCTTGTGCTTCTTTTACCATACGTAGTGCATTTAGATATGAATCTTCTTTCATCTCTCTGCCGTCTACATCGGTTTCAGCTGACGCTGCATCTGCACCTTCAAAATCATCTTCTGCAGGCTCAACTGGTGCATCCGTGTCCATTGCTGGATCTGCTGGTGCATCAAGTTCAGGACCTGTGTCCATTGACATATCTGTTTCTGGTGCTTGGCCTTGTGCTACTAAAACTGCATCAGCAACTTGCTGATTTGCTGTCTTAACTGCTTCAAGTGCTGAACTAATTGCTGTTTCAGCTGATACATTAAATGCATCTGCTTCTGCTACACCAACTTCTTCTTTCATTGCGTTAGTGATGCTCATTAATTCTTCTACTTGCATGCTAGCTAAATTTTCAGCCATTTTTTGTAGATCGTCTGCCATTTGCTTTGCCGCTAGAAGTACTTCAGCTTGATCAAGTTCGCCTTCCATTACTGGATTCTTTTCCATAACTGTGTTTATACCTTCTAATACTAACAATAACTTCTGATATTGTTTATCGTTAACCTCAACGCCGTTTTCACGTAATGCGTTGATTTTCTTTTCAGTAACTGTTTTTACTTTGGTTAGTTTTGCATTACCTGCACCAAAGTCAAACTGCATACCGAATACTTCTTTTAGAACACTATCTAACTTGGTTAGTTTGTTCACTTGTAATTGTTTTAATTCCATGTTCAATACCCCACTAGGTTTTTTATATTATATTGTATTTATGCTTAAAGGCTACTTTTGATTTGATTTTTGATACTTTTCATCTTTTGCAGTGCAGATCCTTGTTTTGCCATAGCAATATCTATCTTACTTGACTCTGTTAGCGTTTTTGCCTTCATTTTAAACGTGGCTGCTTCTGCTAAAGCACTAGAATATCTGTTATCTAAATCCAATAATCTTTCAACCTTACTGTCTTTTTCAAATAATAAACCTTTTACAATACCCATCGCTGTCTCGAACAGTGCTATTTGATTGTATATAATTTCGTCACCTTCTTTAATATTATAGAACGTTTTTGTCATACCAGGAATAAGAGTAGCTTTTTCTAATACAACTTCATAATCACCTACTGTAACACTATTACCTTTTTTAGTCACTGCTGATAATGTAATATCATTATGTGATTCTTGAATAACTTCTTCAGTAGCTTTATGTGTAGCTTCGTCAAGTTTTTGTAATATTTCTAGCATGCCTTGTGCGTCTTTGCTTACTCCTGCAATAACGTTTGGCGTTGGTGTATTTCTTTGTGATTTTAATTTTTGATGTGCTGTTGGTTCTTGATTTGCGGCTTCATTAAGTTTGTTAATGATATCCATCATTCCTTGTGTTTCTGGTGTTGGCATTATAGGCTCCCTTTCATTCGTTCAAAATATACTTTGTTATTCTCCACTATTTTCTTAACAATATTTTTGTTAACTAGGCTTTGAATTAGGTAACACTCACGTTCAGATAAATCTTCTTTGCATGTACGTTCTAATAAATTTTCGTACATCTCGCTTTCGTGAAGTGATAAAAATGTTGGGATTCCGCCTGGAGTTTCAATGCTTTTCATTATGCTATCCCGGCTGCCTTTTTTAGGCGTTCAATTTCTTGTGCGTTATACGCTGACTGGTTACTGTTATTTGCAATACCTTGTGCGTTTTGATTTCTTTGATCATCATCTGGATCTGATTTACTGCTAGTTCTTGGTCCAGGATCTCCTGTTGGTACTTTCCTAGAACCTGCTGTGTATCTCTGACTGCCTCTAGAATCTCTATTTGCATCTTGATTAGAAATAGTTGCACGTCTTTGGTCTACACCTGATCCTTGTGATCTAATTGTTGCTCTACTTGGTTGGGCTGTTTGTGTTGTTCCATATGCTTCTGAAACTGCACTTAAATCTATAATTTCTGAAAACCCATCGCCGTCATCGCTTTTCATTGTGCTTAATAGTTTTAAAGTTTGTGAAAAAGATAAACCTTTTAGTTGACTAACAACTTGTTCCTTTGTTAGTTCCATTCCAAATTTTACGTTTGCAAAATCTATTACTGTATCAATAGTACTGTTATTTAAAATATTCATCCTCTTGCCTTATTTAACCTTGCAACAATACGACTAGCTGGGCTAAGTCTTTTTGTTCTTTGCGCCTTTTTATTCATCCTAGCACCTTTGGCGGCTTTTGTTCTTTTTAAAATAAATCTCTTCTTAAGATTTATTGGGGCTGCACATTGACTAGGATTTGCAACAACCCTTCCTTTACGTGGACCTACAGTGCAACGAAACTTTCTCGTTACTGATTTGCCACGTTTAGCAAAAACTACTTTTGCTTCTGTAACAACTGTATTATATGCCTCGTTCAGTAACATTTACTATCCACCTACCAGTGGTGTTACTGTTTGTAAATTTAGTAGTAGTAATACTACAGTAGAAAGCAATCCTGCAATAACCGTAGCGGCAGCACCAATAACTAGTTTATTACTAGATAAGGTTGAAGCAGTTTGTTTTTCTGCCATCTTGCCCATTGTTTCTGTCAAAGAGTCTACTTTAGACTCTAGTCTATTTAATTTTTCTTCTAACACGCGATATCTCTCTGCACATAAATCTACATGTGCTTCTAGATTTTCACGCTCAAGTCTTGACTGGTTCATTGCCATATTTTGCTCTCGCAATCTTTAGCAGCGTCTTATAGAGCTGATTTAATTATATACATTCGTTGTACATATACTATTTATATGTTTTGGCGATAGTTAAAGTACGTGTTTTTACTTGCTGTACTTGTATCTACTATCTCAGGATTAATATTTGCTGTTTCATCTAATATTGTATGAACTGGCATTTTATCAAAATCCTGTACTAACATATGAATACTGTTTTCTTCATATTTCCATGCATCTGCTGTTTCACTAGCAAACTTTAATACCCAAACATCCTGTACTCCAGAAAAGTTTGAACCAAAATCATAGTCATCTAAATTCTGTGCGTCTAAAAACTCAACTGAACTTAATACTGGTTGAGAACGTAAACTTATACTTTGAATGAAAGTATTTAAATTTTGTGCTTGATAGTATCCTTTTGCATCTACTTTAGGACTAACAACACCTGAATCTGTGATATCTATTAATGTATAAACTGTATAGAAGTCAGTCGACCCTGTTAAAACCTCATTCGGTCTACTTACACCCATTATTACATGCCTGTAAGTTTACCAGCAGTATAACCTGCCGCAAACGCCGCTGCACCACGTGCAATACGTTTCCCAATACCTGATTTTTCTTTATCACCAAGTTCTAATCCTGATTCTGCTGAATATTTAGAAAATATAGGAAACAAGTCACTGCGTCTAGCATTTAGTCTAAAATGTTTATTAATTTGTGTTGCCGCTAATTGTTGTTGATTTGTTGTTAAATTAGTCCAGTCACCTACTAAACGTCTTGCCGCTCTTAGTTTAGGATCTTGTATTGCTAGATCCTTTTCTAATTTGTAGAAAAACGCTTGTGCTTGTCCTGGGTTAACTTTACCAGTTTCAATCTGCTTCATAAACATTCTAATTTTACGCTGATCAATATTTACTTTATTTAAAAGTAATTTATCAGCTTCTGAATTTACTAGTCCTTCTGGTTTTAAAATTGTATGTAATGACTGATACATATCAGTTCCACTTGGACTAGGTCTATTGTAATTTCCAAATCTATTTGTATTTTTTGCATAATTTTTTGCAACAGGTGCATACTTGTAATCATTTGACATAGCATATAAACTTAACATGCTTACAAAAAAATGATCTGTAACTGTTCTAGCACCTTCTTTACTAATTTGATGTTTTGACTTAAACATACGTGCTTCACCTAGTGAATTCATAAATGAATATTGGTTAGTAGTATCATCCATTGTATGTCCGCCTTCCATAGCCGCATATTGTTGCAATGTATATTTTTTAGTCATTTTTGTTCTCCGTTGCTATCATTAAACATGTTTCGCTTGCATAAGTTTTAAAATAACGTGGAGCGAAAGCATGTACAAATACTGCCATTGATGCTCTTTTTAAACTCCATGCAATACTTATTGCATGTTTAAAATGTTGCCAACGTGTCATGTTAGCTTCTTCTAAATGTAGTTTACATTGTTTACTGTACATTAATTATTCCTTGCCATGTTTGCCGCTGTAAAGCCTGCTCTATTAACAAGTTTAACATCTTTGTCAACTACATAACCTTCTCCGCCACGTTGTCCATTTGTATATGATTCTACATCTGCGTCTTGTGCGTCTAAAGTTTTGATGACTGTATTTTTAACTTTCATAATTCCTTTAATAAAATTAAAAGTTGCATTAAACCCATCTATGTTACTATTTATGTATTCTAAAAGACGAGCTTGTTTTGGTTTTGATAATTTACTTCCTTCAACATACTTTTGAAATGTACTTCCTAAATTATCTAAGTTACCTGCTTTTACACTATTATTAATATAAGCATAAAGTATCTTACCAAAGTCTGCCATTTTTAATTCTGCTGGTACTGCAAACAATTTATCTATTGCTTGTGCATTTTTATCTAAATAATTCTCTAATTCGTCTATTGCTGGAATATCTACACCTGGTGATTTTTGTACCATTACAGGTGGCATAATATATGTTGGTCCACCTTGGAATTGTGACATATCAACTTTACTCTTTTCGCCATCAAGTCCAATTGACATGTGTACTACGACACCTACGTCACTGTCTGTTATTTTCTTTCCAACTTCGCTATCTACTTTAACCTGATATGTTGTTGTATTAGGAGTGAATATATATTTGTTTTCTTTTACGTCTGGCGTTGTAAACCATAGTAAGTCACCCATTACATATCCTCTAAAATCACTTGGTACAGTTGCTTCTACTTTATCCCAGATACTTCTCATTTTACCTGCGAATGCTTTATAGTTTGCCGCTTTAGTAGCATCAGGATTGCTTGCACCAGGACGATTGAATAACATTTTTTCTAAGCCTTCAGCACTAGTTGGTTTACCATCATATCCTTTAGCAGTAAATCCACTCTTATCTGTTAATATAAACTCGCCTTGTTCATTACGACCAAATATAACGGCCGGAGATCCATCCCATTTAATAGTTACTGTGTTAGGTTGTTGTTCTACTTGATGTAGTGTAGCAATTGCTTTTCTTGCACCCGCTGAAGCATCCCATAGAATTAAGTCTTCTAAATGCTGAATACGTGCATCTTCACGTAGCTTTTTAGCTTCTGGTTGGAATAAATCTTTTCCAATTAATCTATGTAGTCTAGAATTTCTAGGCTTACGCTTTTTGCTTCCTACAATATCTGTTATTTTCATTTAGGACCTCTAATCTTCTTAACTCCACGGTTAAAACGTTCTGCATCTCTATTCTTAATACTTAACATAATACGTTTAGTAAGATCTTGAGCAGTATCTACATCATAATTAGAATCAATCATCTCAAGAATATTAATAATACTACTTATTGCATTATTACCTTTACTCTCCAGAATGCTAGTCTTGTCTTTTCTAGGGGCAAGTGAGTTAATTTCCTCTAATAGACTTCGAGTACGTTTTTTCATTTTTTTTCTCCGTAATAAGTTTACTTTGTAGTATTTATCTAACTATTACTTCTTTTGAGCATACTGCGAAGTTTATCATGCCCTGTTATAGTGTTTTCAACAACACTATTCTCAGCAATGTTCTTTTCTTGGTGTGTTGTTTTGTTTTGTGCCTTAATTTTCTCAAACATAGCACTAGGTTGATTCATTGTAGATCCTGCTTCATCGTCATCTAAGTCCTCAATACGTAAGCCTGATATATCAAATTTTAAGTCTACTTTTTGTCCAACACCGCTACTACTACGTGTTTTCATAAACTGAATTTGATAACGCCCACGTTCACGCATAGCTTGGCTTGTAAAAATACCAATTACGTTATCCGCTGTTTGAATCTTACTTAAACCACCAGCAATATGAGAATGATCAAATTCTACTTCTTCTACAGCCGCTCTGTTTAGCTGTGATGCTGTAGCAAATAGTAAATCATGTTCTACTGCAAAGTTACGCAATTCTTCAGATACAAACTTATCTTTAATAAACAAATCACTAGGATTAACTTTGCTCTGTGCTGGCATCATTAAGTCTAAGTAATCTATACAAATTGCATCAATTTTAATATCGTTCTTAACTTCATATTCACGTAAGTAACTAGTAATAGCATTGATTGTAATACCATTTGGTAATTGTACAATTTGTAATTTACCTGCATTTTTACCTTGCATACGTACTTTTAAATCTACGTCATCTGCATTTTTAAATACGTCACGTGTATTCATTCCTGTTAACATACTATCTAATCGCATACTACATAGTTCTTCACTAAGTTCTAAACTAATGTATACAACATTCAAGCCTGCTAGTGCCCAATTTAATCCTAAGTTTTGTAAGAACAAACTCTTACCACCACCTGATGGTGCAGCAAATATATTCAATTCACCTCTATTAAATCCACCATATAGTTTCTTATCAATTTCTGCCCAACCTGTACTTGTACCGCCACGCTGATTACGTACTCTTTCAATACGTTCTGCAGGAGATTCCCAATAGTCTGTTCCCATATGTTTAGCAAGTCCAATTTGTACTGCTTCTTTTACCATACGTTCTACTGGTCCATAATCACCCTTTTCCAATAAATCTGCACTTTTTAAAATTGCCGCTTCTAATGCTTTATGTTTACAAAATACTTCAAACTCATCAATAAACCATTTCTTATGTCTATCATCTACGTCTTTTAATTCTTGTAATTCTAATCCTGTTGTTGCTACAATTTGTTCTAATGTAGGTAATGCACTATATCCAGTTGCATGTTCTTTTATAAACTCTACACCTTTACGTAATTCTCTATCAAAGTATTCAGGATCTAATATGCCGTTTACCCTAGCAAATAAGTCTTTATCTTGTGCTAAAAATTCTACAAACAATCGTTGTAGATCTATATTATATTCTTTTGCTTGTTCTGTCATTTGCAATACTTTCTCATTAATAGTTCAATTTTAGTTGAATTCTTTTCAGCACTATCTATTATACTTGTTATTGTATACAATCTTCCGTATTTTGTCAAGGCATCACTTGCATCTTTACAATCTTTCCACTCGGGAAATGCTACCATCCAACCATTTTTTATAGCTGATTTACACATTAATTTACCAGCTTCATCTGCGTCTGGTAATACTATAATTTGTTTTTCTAAGCTATGTAATATGTCTGCTTGTTCGTCATTTATATTATTACTACCAATTGCACAACCATCTGTAACAATAGCATCAAGTTGGCCTTCAGTTACAATAACAAACTGTTTATCACTGGTTTGTTTATCTAACCCATATACAAAGTCTTTTTTAGGTTGCTGATTATAGTATTTAGGCATTCCGTCAGGAATATTGTTTCCTGCCCATCTTGCTGTATAACCAACTACTTTACCTTTATATGTAAATGGTAATATAAATCTTTTATTTACTCTTCCATGCTGTTTACTAGGACTCCACATAAATCTAGAATCTGTTACATCGAATCCTCGATCTGTTAAGTATGCTACTGCTTCTGTCCAATCTGCATTTGGCTCTGTAAATTCCATAAAAGGTTTTGCATCATCAGGAAGTTTTTTCTCATCCCAATCAATAACTAAATTTTTACGTTTTTCAGTTTTTATTAATAATGTTTCTACGTCTTGTTCACGTAATAGTTCTAACTGTATACGTTGTATATCACTCTCATCAGCACCAAGTGTAACTAACAAGTTTTTTAACCTTACTGTAATTTTACTTTGTGGACTCCAACCTGTTTTATAGTTGCAATTAAAACAATTATACTGAAATTTATCATCATCAAATAAGAACCCACCTCTGCCTTTCTTATCTGGTCTTGCTTGTCCATTACGTACACACATAGGACAGTTACCGCTAATCCAACCACTAGGGCTAGACCGCCAATTAACCGGAACCAGAGTTCTCACGTATTCATTCATTAAAGCCATGTGTATATATTACACTCTAACTATAACTTTGTCAAGTGTTCCTGTAGGTTGAGTGTGTTTTGTTCTAATATATTTGACATTTGTACGGAATGTCCATGGATCTATGCCAGTGTGCCCGTTATATGGGTAGAATGGTTGTGTATATGTACCTAATGTAATATCAAACCAATCATCTTCTGTTGGGTTATCGCTTAATGCACCCTGTACCCAAAAGTTACCAGTATATCCTGTTCCGTAAACAGCAATAGTAATAAGACCGTTTGGCTTATTATAATAACCAGTTGCACGTAATGCACTACTAAAGTAATATGTGTCTGTGTTGATTATTTGTGTAGTAAATGAATCATTAATTTGTGTAGTAAGTGGTAATGCATCGCCTTCTTCTGAACACTCAACTGTATAATTAGGTCTCATATTCAAATCACAATACATAGGAACTACTAAGCCCTTGTCAGTTGTGTAACTAAAAACTAAGTCATATAACCCTTGTGAAAATAAACTACTTTCACCACTAGTTATTACTACTTTCACAGATCCTGCATCATAATCAGTTATTATTGCTTTTTTACTTATTACTGTTGATCTATCGCCTCTGTCAATTAATGATACTTGCATTGTTGTACCATGAAGCATAATAGGTTTTCTATCTTGATTTTTTACAAAGAAGAAAAACTCAGTATCAAACCCACGAAATAGTTTTAAAAATCTATAATTAACTGGACTATTAACGGCAGTACCTTTAGCACTTGCATATTTTCCTAATCCTGGTGCTGAACCATGATCCTCTAATGCGTATAATTCGCCTGTTTGGTTTATATTATATGTTGTTCCGTAATTTGACATGTGTTAGACTCCTGTATTGTATTTATCAAATACTACCAGATTTTGAAAGCATAAATAGATGTAATGCAAACGAAACATCAGAAACTCTTGGACGAATATCCGTTCCTTACTGTAGTAGAGTATGCTAGCAATGAGTATCTTGGTATAATTCAAAACATAGATAACCATGTTGCTAGTATGTATGTCTACGATCGATTAAACGAAACCTCAGAAAAAGCAAAGTTCTTAGCACTTGGCGAAGAATGGTGGTGGGAAACTAATAGAAAGTTACCTATTAATATTGCATTACTTAATAGATGGAATTTCCAATATTGTGTACAAAGTTTTAATGTTAAACAAATGGACGTAATTGCAGGGCCTGAAGTAAGATTAAGTAATAGCATTACTAAACGTATCAAACGCAGAAGTATTAATCTTGTAAAGAAAAACCAGTAGCAAGCATATTTAATTGTAATACAATAGCCATTGCATATGCATGGGCATGTGCTTTCTTAAAATAGTAGTCGCCATTTGTAGGCTTTATCCATACTTCATTATTAATGGTATTCCAATCTTTACCAATTAAATATCTTTTGGCTGGTCTAATTACTGCTAATACTGCGGCCATTTGTTCTACACTCTTAGGTTTCATCTGCCCAACAACACCAAAGTGTTTATGAATATGAAAACATTGTTCTACAACTTCTTTGTGTTCTAACAATTCCCACATTGGTTCCATTGCTAGTAAATCATCTAATTGTTTCTTAGATTCAATCTTTTTATATAAGCCAACGTTAAGTATATCAATTTTAAAATATCCCATACTTTCAGCTTCTTTGTGATCAATTGTAGACATACCTGTAAATGGATTGCTAGGAATGTCATGGAAGTATATACCAGTATTGTGCTTAACTTGCTTGTTATCACGTGCAATCATTGCTGGTATTCCATTAATAATATTAAGTAGCTTATCTCTATTTGCTACATCAATATCAATATCTGTGTTTACTATCATTTTGGATCCTCGTTGTTCATTTTATACAATAAAAAAATTGGTATTATAAAACAACATAATACAAAAAGCAAAGACCATATCATATAGTTGCTTGCTCCATTATTTCTTTTACCCATTTAGTATCTTGTGGGTTTACTTTCATTGCACGTTCCCAATAATCTATTTCTAAATAATCAGTAACCATTTTAATTTGTTCAGGATTAAATCTATCAATTAATCCTTGCGCCGCATTACTATTAAATAGTACCCATGGCGAAATCTTTCCACTACAAATATGAAATACTGCTAAATTAGGTGATACTATTTCAAAATAATTATTATATGTTGTATTGTTTTCTTTTGCCCAGTTTTGTAAAAATAGTATTGTACGTTCTACTGCCCTATCTACTGTCTCAGTTCTTAAACGTTCTTTCATCCATGATGTAAACTGTTTATCTTTACACCAATGGTCAAGTCTTACTTGGTTTCTTACTAACCAAGTTGCGTAAGCCGGAACATCATCGATACCAATGTCGCGACAATAATAACCAAACTTACAGAAGCCAATATAGTATTGACTCTTTGCAAAATCTTCGTAGCTTTTTTCATTCTTTGAATTTGTTCCTATTTTATAAAATAATTGAAATGCTCTAAAACCAAGTTGAACATGTTGTTCTCCTTTTTGCATAAATCTACGTTTCTGTTCACACATATGAACAGCTAGTGTACTTTCTTTTTTAAATGTTTTAGAACAGTATCCGCATTTATACATTAACAGTTTCCTTTTTCCAGAAAGGATCAGTCCAATTCTCTTTTAAGTTTTCTGGTCTACTAACTTTCATAGTATATAACGAGTTATTAATCAAGTCAACATATTTTTCTGTTGGTTGTCCAGTCCATGGAGCACCTATACATAATGTGACTTTTTCTTCTGTACCTGGCTCAAGTGCATGTGGATGACTACCATCCAATACATATGTAGTATAATTTTGTGGAATATAAACTTTATTATCTTTCTTATCTATAAAATACAATTTATCAACATTACCGTTTAACACGATTCTAAATTTATGTTGCAGTGATCCTATTTCATCAACCTTACTATCTAAATGTACATTTAATCCATAGTTTGCTGGCGTTCTTAAAATAGTAACTCTGCCAACTGGTTCCATCCATGGAAATACTTTTTCTTTTAAAAGTTTTTGTGTAAATGTCCAATTCTGTGCAGGTTTGGTATATGCAAACTCTCCATATCTTGTATTTTTGCCTTCTGCTTGTCCGCCAAGTTGACCTTCTGCATTAAATACAGGTAGCATCTTGCATCCACGAAATTCGTTATAATGCCAGTAACTATCATCAACTGACATTACTTCATTATACATAGCTTTTCTATCTTCATCTGTTATATTTAGATCTAAAGCCGTAAACGTCATTTTAATAATTCTTTTATTTGTTTTTTATCTAGCCCGTACTCTTCAAAAAGATCTTTCCAATCATCTTTTGTTTTAGTACTAATAAATATCTCTACTTCATCATCATTTAAATGACTATAATTTTCAACTACCCACTTTTGAATCTTATTCTTTTTCATTGCCTTACCTGGTGGTAGCCATGGATGAAATGTAGTCTTACCTAATCCAACTAATTGCATCAGTTGATACTGCAATTGTGGATGTTTACGTAATTTGTTAAAGTGTACATTAACTACTTCATTAGTCCATTCTAAATAATGTTCAGTAAACATCTTGTCTCCACAACTACTAGTATAACGCATAAGTAGCCATAAGCCAAGTTTGTTTTTCTCTTCATCAGTTAAACTATCATACCAAGTTCTATCTTTAGTATCAATAGATCTCATCTCTTCTTTGATGTTTAGTTTATTTGACAATTATTACTTCCCCTTCAGTTTCTATCCAAACTTTTGCACCACACGGTAATGGTTTATCTGGACTATAAACAACTTTACTATCACCTTTAATATGTACTTCATGTGCATAGTCATTGCTCTTAGATGTTTTACATGTTAACACAGGCTCTCTATCACCAGACTTAGCGTTACGTTTAATTATATGCTGATTAACGTGTATTCTAGTTTTCATTGTACTACCAAAGCTCGCTAATGTCAAGTACCTCAGGTAACTTGTTTGATTCTTTTACAAATAATACACAAGGTGCATTTGGTCCATCATGTAGTGGTACATTTAGTAAATGGCCGAATTTAAGTTTAGGTGCATACCATTTAACATCAGTATAAATGTTAGTAATGCTTACATCCAAGTACTTAGGTGTAAAACCAGTTACTGGATTAAATGCAAATACACTAAAACCTCTATCATTTAAACTCATTAAACTTAATACTTCTGGATCTCCTACTGTAGGATCGCAAATTACAACACTCCAATCTAATGGCATAGTAATTTGATATTCACCAATTTTTAATACTGCCGCTGGTGCATAAAAACTTTCCAAGAACACTAATGGGATGAAGTAGTAATCAATAAAACCTGGATTACTGTAATCTAAAATACTGTATCTTAAATCATCTATAGTATCTGGTATGTCATCTAGTTCATACGTTTCGTTTTCAACTGTTAATATTTTCATTATTTTTCCTTATTGCCAATCAACTTTTTCAATGCTGAATGGATAGTTTGCTTCTTTATAAAACTTCTTACGCTCTGTTAAGTGTTTTTTGCTAAATTTTGCTGTACTGGTGATGTCCCATATTTGAACATTATCTTTATCTTCTGCTTTACGTATTCCACGACCAATACTTTGAATGACTCTAACAAAACTCTTTCCAGGTTCTATTAGTACCAGATTAAAAATACGTGGAATGTTAATTCCTACTGCCGCAACTCCATAAGTTGCTACTACAATTTGATTAGTTCCTTCATTAATATTATCATACTGATCTTTACGATCTGTAGTTTTCATTTCTCCACTAACAAAGTTAGCTTGTGGAAGATTATCACAAATTAATCCACCTGCTTTAATCCTATCTACTAATACAAGTGTATTGCCTGATGCTGATACTTTTTCAATTAATCCACTTACATATTGCATACGATCTTTATCTGTAGTAAGATAAGTTAATTCGCTTTGATAATTATTATACTCTGCAAATTCTTTCATTTGCACAACGTTAACATGACATTGACTAAGCACATCCATGCCTTGTAGTTCGCTTGCACTAAGTTTATTAGTTACATCACCTAAGCATGCTTGCAAACTAACTTTCTCATGATCTGCTTTAGGTATAGTACCTGTTAATCCCCAACGTAGTGGAATGTTTGCAAATTCTTTAGTAAGTAATTCTTTTAACACATCTGCTTTTGCTTGGTGCACCTCATCTACTATTACACATACAACGTCTTCAGCAAAGTCTGCTAAACTTAGGTCTGATTCACCTTCTCTAAATCTTTTCTTAATACTATTCAAACTTTGCCATGTACAAATAGTATGAGTTTTTCCTAATTCTTTTTTATCGCCAAAGTAAACACCAACGTCTAATCCTAGATTGTTATAATCATCAAATGTTTGACGTACTAAATCTTTGTTTGGTACAATAACAATTGATCTTCCATATGTTTCCACACGTTCGCTAAGTGCCGCGGTTATTAATGTTTTACCTGCACCTGTTGCAATTTCTTGTAAACAATGTGGAGTCTCTAAAAACTTATTAACAATCTCAATCTGATAATCACGCAATGTTACTGGCTCACCTGCAACCGGATGTTTTTCTGGCCATAATTTATGTTGAAATGTAGTTTTATCAACTGTTGGAAAATTAAAATCAAACTTATTTCTTAAGTCATCAATATCAATTTCATATCCATTATCCATAATAGTAGGAAGTACTCTATCAAGTAAATTAATATAAGTAACACCACCTACTGTAAAGTAACTTTGACATCCATCCCATCTACCTAATTTATATGCTGGCACATGGTATGCATATGGTAAAAAGAACTTTAATTCTTTCTCACATTTACGGCGGGTATTAACATCAAGACCTTCTATCTTGCAGTTAACTTCATCTTTTAAAACAATTTTACATTTCATACTAGTATAATACATTAACTTAGACAAAAAGTCAAGTTAAAGCCTTTATAATGTTAAATATTTTAAGAGTAAAAATAGACATATCATAGTTACTATAATAGAAACTATCAATGATAACCAGAATCCTTGATGCATAATCAAATACGCAAACACAGGAAAGAATATTAAACTTACTAAAACAAAATAAACAGTTTCTTTTGCTAACTGTGAAAATACCTCAGGCTGAATTCCGCTATAATGCATAAAGAATATGCTTACAATACTGCTTAGTGGTATTCCTAATATAAGAGCACCAATAGTCGGGTTGCCTCGTTCTGCGGCAGTTACAACACCTGCTATTACTAGTCCACCTATAACTGCTTTAAGTAAGAATTCCATAATATTATTTATGTCATAAAAAAAGCCCCGAAGGGCTTTTTCTAAAATTTATTTTTATGCTCTTCGCATACATGTAACTTCTGCAGTACGTTTCCACTTATCAGCACCAAAGCTCTTTTTAAGATCTGCAAGTTTAGTTACCATTCTCAAACTAACTTCTCGCATTTTTTCTTTGTTAGAACACATGAAGTCCATTAAGTCATCTTGCTCTTCTGTTGTAAACTGATATTCATTAAGCATACCATCTGCAACAATCTGCTTACAACGTAGAACTTTTTCTCGCATTGTATCCATTGTAAGATCTAAGTAATGACATCTTGACATAATAGCCGCTAAGTGATCAGCAATTTTACCACGCACATTATCAAACTTAAGGTTAGTAATAAAGATAACACTACCTTGGAATTCAAAAGTATCTGGAATACCTTCACGTCTTAGTAATGCACTATCTGTATTCCAACTTAGTTTACGTTTCTTACATGAATCAAGTGCCGCTTTAAGCAAGTTAAGACTTGTCTCATCATACAATACTGTATCACAATCGTCTAACACAAGAACACTATTTTTGTCTGCGTTATTGTAAAGTACTTTGTACAAACCAATTGCACTAGAAGCACCTTTAATAACTTCATAACGTAATTTGTTACCTGCAATAGCATCAAACAAATTATTCTTTTCTAGAACTTGTTCAACACCAAAACTTTTACCAACACCTGGAGGGCCTGTTACAACCATACCACGTACAACACCATCGATAGATGCTTGTGTCATATCGTCTAAGATGCTAAAACGCTCTCGCATACGTTCTATGATCATCTCATCTGTTTCTTTTGGATTGTCCTTTGCCTTACTTGGTAGGACCTCAATAATAGTCTCGCCTTTAGTGTTTTTACGAGCTTGTTTTAGTTGCATATTAGCCATTTATAACTCCTGTTTTTTATTAACTATACTTACAGTATACAGTAAGACTTCTTGCTTGTCAACCTATATACGTCAACTTTTTTAATTTTTTTTTGGTTTGTTTATTCATAGAATTGGGCCCAATATAAAAAGGGCCCAATAATGTATATTTTGTGCTAACTACGCCGCTACTCTTTTTTTAGCGATTGTGTACTCTACTGCTGGTCTGCCTTGCATGCCAGATTCGATCGCTGTAGCTTTGATGTTAAAGCCTTCAGCTCTTAATTCTGAAAGTCTTGCACCTGGAGATGCGATGTCTAATTTATCTCTTAGAACATCCATAGTAAACGTTTTACCAGTTCCCCAAAATTTAGCTAGGATTTGTTGATTCTGTGTTCCTTCTTTAAAGAACTTAGTTCCTACTGCTTTTGCTTTTCTCATAATATAACTCCTTTTTTTATTATTGTTATTAGTTATTATTAAGTATAATATATATGAGTTTTGCTATTTGTCAACCTTTAAAAAACCCTTATATTTCAAGGATTTTAACCCGGTTAACCATAGTTTCTTTAGCATTTGTGTACTTTGATAGCTCATGTTTGTTAACAGTAGCCCTAATTTTAATGTTTCTACCGTTTATAATGCTACTAATATCTGGCTGATCTCTCCACCAAAACTTAATTAAGTCTTTTTTAGCATATACAGTAGTAATCATGTAAATATTGCTAGTTTGTATGAATTTAACATCCATTACTTCTACTGATAAATCGTAACGTTTACCTCTATCTCCAAAGTACTGGCTACTATGCTTTAGCGAAGATAACTTATCTTCAACTTCTTCACGTTTTTTGTCAATATTTACACTATGTGGTAAACTAGCTATAATACTAACAGTAAATTTGTTAACATTTGCTTCAGATAGAGATTTAACAACGTTAGCCTCAAAACTATTAAGGTTGTTAGTCATTTTCTTAATCATAAGTTTACCATTAATAACAGTAATCAAATCATTAGCTTTTGTAATTTGTTCTTCTGTAAAATTCATTTTAGGATTTTCAATAATATCAACAATACATGATTTATTATCTTCAATTATGACTGGATTTTCAGGATCTGAGTGATCTGTATATCCTTGTCCACTTTTAATAAAACCCTGTGTTTCATGAACTTGTATAGCCGCGGCCATAACATCCACAACTGTAATACTTGGCCAAGGTGTTCTATTCTTAGACATAATTGTTACTCCATTTAATTAATATACTTACAGTATACGGCAAGAAGTCTTACTTGTCAACCTTTTAAAGTGAAATGTCTTCTAATCCTGCCGCTCTAAGTTTTACTACATTATTAATCTGAAACTGTTTAGCTTCTAATGCTTTAATCACGCCAATATACCTATTTCTAACCAAACTAAAGTCATTAATCAGATATTGTAAATCTACTACATTTTGTTCACCGTCAACATACTTGTCTGCATCACGTGAACTAAGTGCTTTATTGTAGTTTTCTAAAAACTTACGAAATGTTTGGGATCGTAATTTACGCATCTCAGTATTTAAAAACTCTAGTATAGCTTCAACTTCTTGTAATTGGTTAAATCTATGTTCTACAATTCCTGGCATATCTCTACTTTGCTTTTCGAGGTTACCTTTCATACTGCATTCGAATCTTGCTTGATCAATTTCTTTTTCAAAGTGAGAGATAGCTGAAACTATCTCTCCAAGATTTGCGGTTACTTTACGATACCATACACTCATTAGTAATCTTCATCCTCGTCGTCTTCATTATAGTCGCCGAAAATATCTTCATCTTCTTCTTCGAGCTCTAGATACTCATCAATTGCATCACTAAGGTATTCGCAATGATCAGCTATCTCTTTTACTGCTGGTTTAATATCAAATCCATGATCAACTAGAGCCGCAATTACTTTACTTGCAAATTCAGGTTTATCTTTATCATTAATTAAAACAGTTGCTTCATCGTAAATATTAAAAACAAACTCAAAATCTCCATCAGTTAGATTCATTAACAGCCTCCGGTGTTGTTATAGTTTCATTATTAGCCATATCTTCTTCTGCCGCATCAGCAATTTCATTGTTGTATTCATTCATTACAACATCCAATGCACCGTCTTTGTTTGCATTCCAAGGTTTACGGAACATTTTAATTACTTCGCCTGTTGTTGGGCTAGTGTATTCTAAACTGTTTCCACTTTTCTTTAGCAAACCTTTTGCTTCAAAGAATTCAGTTAAGCCACTGTATGGACTCATACCTGTTTCATATGGGATTTCTACTTGCACACTTTCAAAGGGCTTAGAATATCTTGTTTTCATTACTTTACAAGCCGCTCTAATACCAAATACTTGTGATGTTTTATTACCATCTGCATCAACTTTTAATTTAAGTTTACGCATTGCAATAACAATACTACTTGCATAGATAAAGCCTTGTCCACCTGAGATCTTATCATCTGGATCAAACATATCTTGCGATGCATATGTATGGTTAGTTGCTAGTAATCCTACATTATATTCACCAAACATGTTAACTGTGTTACGTACTAATGATGTTAGTGCTTTAGGCTTACGACCCATGTCACCTTTCATGTCACCTTTTTGAAACTGATCTACATCAGTAGGTGTTAGTAGCATACCCAATGAATCTACTACAAATAATACTTTAGGACGCTCATCTGGTTCTTTTTCAGCATATTCTGCTTTGTAGTCTTTCATGAAATCACTAATAGTTCTAGCAACGTCATCAATCATTGACATGTTTAGTTTAAGTAGTTTTTCTGGTGTTGTGTCTACATCTAATGCATGTAGCCAACTTTCATCTAGTGCATTTTCACTATCAATAAGGATAACAAAAATACCTTGATCTTGTGCCGCTTTAACTACGTTACCTGCGGCAATGTAACTTTTACCTGCACCGGACTCTCCGGCTAGTACTGTTACTTTACCTAGTGGAATTCCTTTATTGAAATCATCACTAATTAGTTTATTTAATGTGTAATTTCCTGTACTAATCCATGTATCAGGGTCGTTGAATCCAACACTTAAACCTGGTACACTTTTTGTAATACTTTTACGGAATTTACTTACGTCAAATGGTCTTGCCATAATGTTTTTTCTCCTCTGTTATAAGTGAGGGCACTAAGGACACCCTCACTCAATTTATATTACTTATTGTTTACGGTTTCTAATTGCCGCTAAAATGTCCTGAGCACTCGGTGCATCACCTGCAGGTGCGCCGGCTGTTGCCATTTCTGGTTCCGCTGGTGCTTGTGCTACTGGTTCCGCTACTGTCTCAGTTACAACTGCCGCTTCAGCCACTGGTGCCGCTGGTGCTGGCGCCGGAGTTGGTGCAGGTGTAGGAGCAGGAGCTGGTGTTGCGCCTGTTGCTGGTGCATCTACGCCATATGGACGATAGTATTGACCAAAACGTGCAGGATCATATAATTGACCATCAACACTTGCTTCAAACATTTCAAAGATTGCGTTCAATGCTTCTGCATCTGGTTTCTTAGGCAAGAAGTCATTTAGATTAAACAAGCCATGTGTTGCAATTGCATCACGCTCTGCTTGATCTAATCCACGTTCTCTACGAGCCCAATTTGATGTAGAATAATCTGCATACTGACCTTTTGTAGATTTTACAATCTTAAAGTCTGTACCAGCTTCATAATCAGTAGGAATCTCTTGAAACTCAGGATCCATAAGTGCTGAACTAATGATTTTATAAATTTGAGGTGAAATTACAAAACGTCTGATAGGATTCTCAGGTACTGAGTCTTCCTGCATTTCGCTTTGTGCTACAAATCCTTGAAAAATGTATGAACGTTTTTTCCAATACTTACGTCCCATATCTTCCATAGTAGGATCTTTAAACCAAGGACGAATTTCAGCATGTACTGGGCATTGCTCTCCCCACATTTCCACACATGGAACTTGTACTGTTACTGGTTTGTTTTCGTCTTGACCTTTTACTCCTGGAAATTGAAGACGGATCATTTGACGCTCTTTCCAAAAGAACGTATTGTTCTCGTCTGCGTCTGGTAAGAATCGTAATGTTGCTGATGTGCCTTCTGGAATATTCCAGTGTGCGAAGATGGCGTTGTCGCCTCCTTGACTGCTAGAGCTTGAGCCCTTTGTTTCTTGTGCCTGCAGTTTTGCACGGATTTCTGCTAAAGATGCCATAATAATTTTCTCCTATATTAGCCTTTATTAGTAGTAGAACATAAGCTCTACTTTGTGTTAACAACTAACCTCTCGTTAGTTATTTTTGTTTTTGCCTTTGTTAGCCTTTACAGTATACATTTTATAGTACTTACTGTCAAGTACTTTTTACCGAAAAATTATGAAATTTTTCTACGTAAATCATTTACAACTGATTCAGCAATATTTTCTACTGGTTCAGATTGTTTTGCTGGCATTTTATTGTTCTTATCTAAATAAGTTACAATTTTTGCCAATAACATAACAGTCTTTTGTGGCATGTTATGTAATTCTGTTCCTAAGTGACTTAGCAAGTTAAATGCTTCGTCGTTCTTGCTAGACATAGCAAGATAAGATAGCATGCTACTTAATTTTGCCATAGCTCCCATTCCACCTGAATATTTAATTGGATCTTCGTTATCTGGGTGTTCTGGATCGTTAGGGTCAATATTAAGTTTAAAATCTTCTTTATTTTTGATCATATCATACAGTCTGCTAAGATGTTCTTTTGTTAGATCTGTCATACTATCTCTCTCCTTCACAATACGTGCTACGGTTTCTAATACTGCTTCCATATTTGCAGTTTCGAATGTATTGTACATGAATTTTTCAGTAATGTCAACCTCTTTATCTGAATTTTCTACAATCTTAGTAGAAGAACCCTGAAAGTTGTTATAACCTCTAGAGGTTTGAAGACTGTGTACTGTTTGTTTTAATTCTTTTAATTTTAATTTAACGGTTTCAACAATATCAATGTTTCCTTCGTTAACTAATTTATTCGTACGTACATGACGTACAAATTGATTGCATTCTGCTACTTCTTTGCAGATACCTAAAATGGACTCACCTATTGTGTCATAAGGATTCCCGCCCATACTTACATGTTTAGCCATTGCCTTAGCACCAGCTAAATATTTGTGTGGAAAGCTAAATCTTTCACCTGCAGAGTTCTCAATAAAGAGTGCTTTGATATTACGTGATCTGCTTCCACGTACTTCTTCATTAACACCTTTTGAATGTTTAATGATGAGTCTAGTTGACTCTGGTAATTGTATATAACTTGTTTTTAAACTTCCTGTTGCACGTGAATAGCCTTCTTTAACTGTTTCACTTGCGAAGTCTTTTGGTGCTATATTTTTATCAAATTTTCTTATTGTATATTCTGCCATAGCGTTATGTCCTGCTTTCTTAATACTATCTAAAAGATCTTTGTGCTTATCAAAACTAAAATCTGCTCCTGCTTGTACAACAACTTCCACGTCATCATTTTCTGTTCTTATAGTGACTAGAAAATCTTGATCGTAAGCGTAAAATCTCGCTGACTGATCTGCGTCTAAAGTTTTGTTACCTTCAAAATCAAACAAACGTAACTTAATATTTGCTCCTTTGATAATGTTAAAAATTTCTGTTGATAATTGCATCTTTATAGTATTCCTTTAATGTATTTATCAAATAAGTGTTATAGTAAGCTAAAAGGCATGGGTTCCATACCGTCATCATCGTCAAAATCTTCGTTTAAGTACTCAAATGCACTTTCTTCATATTTTGATACTTCCATACTCATTCTTACTATTAAAACTAGTGCCATTACAAGGTCATCGTTTTCACCATCTTTGGCTGCATAACTATTGCCTCTAGCGATAAATGTTTTTAATTCTCTTAATAGCGGTTTACTTGCTATTTCTAATTTTTCTGTTTCTACCCAATGCTTTAATTTACTACATGCTGATATTTTACTTTTGTGTGTAGTAGTAAATCCTCGTCTATAACGTTTAGCATTACCATGTGATTTTGTTTCACTTAAAAATGTACCTGGAAAGTTTTCTTCTCCAGTTTCTTCAACAACTACTAATGCTGCTTCTCCTAGTGTATTGTTTTCCATACTGTAATATATTTCACAATCACCGTTTGTTTCACTTTCAATATATTGTGATATTTCTCTTAATATTTTTACTTGACCTTGAACCGTAGTTCTGTTATGCATCCACTCTGCAACTTGTTTCATTCCTGGCATACTGTATACTTGAATAGCACTATTGTCGCCGCCGGTACCTAAACTAGGATCTAATGCTATTATATATAGTTTTCCTTTTGCTACCGGTGCATACCAACGTACTTGTCCTGCTTTAGCATAAGGATCACGTGCTTCCATATTACTAAGTCTAATACTATCAATAAGTGTTTCATCAAACGCAATAAATTCACAGTTATGTTCACGTCTAAATCTTTCTTCACCAATTTTACCTTGTTCAATTTCTGCCCATTCCCAATCTCTATCTGGATGTACTTCCCATGAAGCTAGATAATGTGCAAATCCGTTAATACCTTGTTTTGTTTCATTTCCATGTTCATCTTGATTTTTATTAGCATCTCTCCAAATTTGTGCAAATTGATCATCATCCATGTTTGGTGTTGAAGTAATAATACATTTACCACCTGTTGCTAGTGTAGGTGAAAGTGAAGTCCAAAATTCTTTAGCAATATTTGGTCTAACAAATGCAAACTCGTCTAAGTATGCTAACGATATAGATAAACCACGTCCAGTATTTTCTGTTGTTGACTGTGCTACAATACGTGAGCCGTTATCAAATTCCAACGATCCTTTGTTATATGCAGTAACACCAGCTCTAATAAAATCAGGCAGTGTTTCGTATGCAAAACGTATACGTTGCATAATTTCACTTGCACCTGAATATTTGTGTGCCGCGATAAGAATAGTTTGATCTGGATTAAACATTGCATACCATAGCAAGTATCCTGCCGCACAGGTACTTTTACCTGTTTGTCGTGCAAGCATACTAATACTATATCTATTATTATGATATGTATCTACTAGTTCTTCTTGGAAATCATATAGTGCAAACTTCATACGACCTTTAGTAGGATGCTGAATATAACAGTGTTCCTTCATAAAGTGTTTAGGATCTTGAGTACATAGAGCAAGTTCTTGAATTTGCTCTTCTGTGTAACGTTCTTTTCTATAAGGGGTTTTGGTTAATTTTGTATCTACTGCCATAATATTATTTATCTACGTAGTTAACAAAGAAAAACAGCGTAGACTAGCTACGCTGTTTAAAGGGGATGTTATATTATTATTTTTTATTTTTAGACGCTTTATATGCTTCTTTGATATCTTCAACTTTATGTTCTTTTAAGCCTACTTTCATATCTTCTGCATCTAAGTATCTTTTTAAACTTAGGTTCACGCTTTGTGCAAAGTTTTCGTATGGCTCACCATGTGATGTAGCTTCTTCTTCAGCTGCGCCTTCTGGTGTGTTTGCCCATTCGTTTAATTTTTCATTAATTTTTTCTTCGCTTAATCCTGCGTTCTTTAATAAGTTTATTAATTGTGTCGTGTCCATAGTTGGTGCCTCATTAACTTGTTCTTCTTTAGATTCTTTCATTTCGCTCATGCATGCCTCACACATTTCTTTTAGTTTGTCTTGATCACAATCTGAATATTTTTTGCAAATTTCTGTTAGTGTCATTCCATCTTTACAACATTGCATTACGTCTGCTTTTAATGGCATTTTGTCGTCTGCTTCATTTACAGATTCATCTGCTTTGTCGTCATCTTTAGAACCTTTTTTCTTAGCTAACATTTTTTCGAATGCTGCTTTTTGTGCTGGGCTTTGTGCTTCATTAACTTCTTCTTCTTTTACCCAATGATCGCCTGCCGCATCATGTGAATCATGTGTGCATTCACAACCTGGTTTAGGAGCATCAATTTTACATCCGCAATCACTGCATACGCCTGATGCTTCAGTTACTTCCGCTTCCATTAAACCTAGCTCTTTTAATCTAGCTTCAATTGCTGGTCTTGCGTCTGCATCTGGTCCCATGTCAACTGACATTTGGTGGAATGTATCAAATAACTCATCGTCGCCTAATAAACCATACATTACATCACAAGCATTGTCACCGTCTTCACCTACTAATAATGGTTCTGCCATTATTTCTTTTAATTTTTCTACTTGTTCTGGTGATTCTGGAACTGCCCATGTACCTTCTTTAACAGGAGTTTGTTTTGCACCTGTTCCTGATAGATCTAAAATTCTACCTAATGCTTCTGCAAACTCATCATTTACTGAGTCAGATAATTTGTCTCTGCCCCATTTAAATTTACCGTCTTTTGGATTTGGTTTCATCCTAGTAATAATATCTTTGTTTACACCTAATCCATCATTTTTACGTGCATCTGCTTTTGCTTGATAAAATGGATTGTCTGCATGTGTGTATGAACTATCGCCTGATACTTTACGTACTGCATCTTGTGGCATTGTAGCATTACTCTTGCCCACTTTAATAGCGTTTGCTGTACTTGCTACTTTATTGTAACGATCCTGATAATTTTCTACTTGGTATGTTTTACCATCTACTTTAAATTCTTTTTTACCAGCTTTTCTAGCTTTTTCTAATTCACCTGAAAATTCGTTGCCTTCATCTACATCTGCTTCATCAATTTCTGCTTCATCAATTTCTGCTTCTACAGATTCTTCTGGATTTTCTACACCATTACCAAAATCATGAACTCTACGATACTCGTCTACAAAGTCCTTAATCGTATCACCGTCTAAATATCTAATTAGATCACTGTATACTGGATGCTCTGCTTCACAACCTAATTCATCACATAAATCATAAATTGGATCTGCAAACTCGCCTACTGCTTCTGTTGTTGGTATATTTTCTTCTGGTATGTTTTCTTCTACTGCTGGAGCCTGGCTTTGAGCTCTGTCTGTGCCGTGGCTAGCAAGTTTTAATATTCTGTCTAAATCACTCATTGCCTTTTTCCTTTTCTTTTTTGAGTTTCGCTAACTCTTTAATAAATTTGTTGTTATATGCATCTCCAAAATGATCTTCAGCTTTGATTCCTGCTTTTTCATCTTTGCTGTATTCTGGCTCTGCTAATACACTCTTAACTTCACCACCTTGTGGCGGTATTGCTTCATCTGGCTCATGTTCGCCTTTTACTTTAAGTACGCCATCAGCTAGACCAATCATATTACGGATGTCATTTTGTATTTGCCATCCACTTGCAATAATGTTAGTTTCAAATTCGTATGTAAATACTTCGTACCCTCTAGCTTTAGGAAAATCACGTGGTGTACTTTGTAACATTGTTTTCTTCGCAGCACCGAGTCCTTTAGAGTCGTATTTTCCGAGGTGCTTCTCTATACGATCTTGTTGATCGTTGTTAAGTTCATGAATAGTTTTAATTTTAAACTTCCATGTTTTTTTAGCTTCCGTTAAGTATTCTGTGTACGATTTCATTGCTGTGTATTCTCCTATTAATACTATTTATCTTTTTCGGGCAAGTTCTTCATGATTTCGGCTAACATATCTGTTCTATTGCCGATAATACGCCCTTCTGCACCTTCTTCTTCGTCTAAGCCTAATTCACTGTTTTTTTGTGCTACATATGCATCAATTTTTTGACTGTCTTTTTCAAGTCTAGCTTGTCGCATTTGTAACTCAATCATTTTCATTTTTTTATCCATTTTAGCTTGTTTTGCTTGTAACGCTGCTGATATCATTTTTGCCGCACTATCAAATATTGGAGCAGCATGTCTATCTTCTACATTCTTACCTAAATCAACTAATTCGTCAAATGTTTCCATAGCTTTTGTAGCATATGCGTCCATTTCTCTATCTAATTGTTCTAAACCCTCAACTGTAGGTAATGCAACATTAGCACGTTCTACCATGCTCATTTCGCCTTTATATTCAGCTATTTCATTTTTAATATCTTCAGTTGTAGGTTCTGTATGCTCTGCTTCTTCTTCAGGCATTAGATCATCTAAATTAGGTAAATTTAGTTCTTCTTCTAATTTTTTTGTCATATTAAGTTTCCAATTATACTAGTACTTATCCTTTTAAAATTCTACTTTTTTCTCTTTTTCTTAGAATTTTGAGGCTTGTTAAATATCTGATGTTCAGTTATAACTCTAAAGCCCATGCCTTGTGATTTACACCAAGCATGACACGCTGCCCATTTTGCTTGATTAACTACGGCAGCAGCTTTCTGTGCTTGTGTTCTTGCTTCTGCTATTGTTTGACTAGCAGGTTTTATTTCAACCATTTCAGCATGATTTTTTCCATTCTTATCTTTATATACAATAAGTAAATCAGGAACATATGTTGTTTGTTTTCCTGTTAATGGATTCTTATATGGAATTCTATGTGTTTCACTTCCCCAACCTAATATAGCTGGATGATTATCACACATACGCATAACTGCAAGTTCCCATCCACTTCTATATTGTGGTGCTCTTTTACCTATATACTTGTCTGGCTGTTGTGGAACAAATTGTCCCCTTTGAAATTTTGGCATTAACCTGCGCCGTTTGTAGGAGCAGGTACTTTATAAGATACACCATCAATATTTCTAATTTTTTCACCTTTTTTCAAAGTGCCGTCCCATCTTTCTAATTGTGGCTTATTAGATAAAACCTTTGGTTTCTTTTCTTTTGGTACTTGAGCTGTATCAAGTTTTTCAAGAGACTGATCAATTACATAATTATTTTCAGTTGTTTCGGATTCTGGAACGTCATTAAAACCAGCGTCTGGTGTTACAGTGTCATCCATAACAGGTGGTGGTGGAGATGTTCCATCACTTATAATATTGTAACCTTCATATGCAAACGATACTCTAAATACCGATGCTGAACTATCAGCATAGTCAAGTGTATCAGTGTCAACGTTTGTAATGTATGGATTAAATATTTCTATTATGTTTGATCTATTAGCCGTATCTTTTCTTTTAATTGTTAACGTAGTAATAAAATTTCTACTCTGTGGTAATTCTAATCCTTTTGGAGATTGTAACCAAGAAGCATAATCATCTTCATTCATTGGACCAGCAAAATAATATCTTGCATAGTCTTTTAGAAAGTCTTCCATATAATGGTCTTTAGTATCATACGCTGTTAGAGTAATAGGAGTATAATCTATTCCAGTCTGTACAATATTTTTACTATTATATTTGTTTAATGTCTGCGTTCTGTATGTAAACGTAGGCATTTGAATGTTAGCAATTCGTGTTAAATCTAGAGGTTGTGGACTTCCTACATAATTCAAGGATACAGTAAACGAATACTTGTTTCTTGGTATTGCGTCTATTTCACCTTGAGCTGAAGATTGTCCATATAAGTAATAACCTGCGTCACCGATTGCCATTTTAGAGTCCTTTACTTATTAAAGAGTAGAACCAGTATTGCTAATATCGTTTGATGCTGATCCACTACTTAACTGGTCTGAACCATCAATAGTATGCAGTGCGTTATCAAAACGAACTGATAGTGTAACTTGTACCATGCTTGAATCTGCGTAGTTTAAATCACCATACTGTACGTTAGTAATAAAGCAACCTTGTAATTCCCATGCATCAAAAGTTGCTGGTGATGTACTACCATTTGCACCATCTAGTGTTTCAATCTTAACACCAAATTTGTATGCACTACCTGAGATTGCACTTGATTGATCTGCATGATCAACTTGTTTGTTTAGTTGGTTACCTAGCTTTTTAATAACATTTGATTTCATATCATCACGGAACACAATTGTTACTGGATCCCATGTATGCTTACCTGCAAGGTATATCTTTGAGTTGTACGAATCAACTACAACTTCTTCATGTGTTAAATTTGGTCTGCCTGTGCTAATAACATTTTGTGTAACTTCATCAGTTCCACCTGTTCCACCTAAGTTACTAAATGTAACTCGGAAACGATATTGTAGCTTTGGCATAAGTGTAGTTCCTGAACTTGCATCAGTTGGTACACCAAAATTTGTAATTACGGCCATTTGTTTTTCTCCTATAATACTATACTGTAGTATCTTCTTGTTATATTGTATTTATCAAATCAACACTCAAAAAGATAGGTCACTTCTAAAAGTAACCTATCTTTAGTATTTTTTATTGGTTGATTAAACAACCCAGCCTTCTTGAGCGATAGTTTCGCCTAGTTGACCTGCTGATTGTCCTAAATGGACACTTGAATCTGATGCTAAAATATACTCTTTGAATTCTGCAACTTTTTCTGCAGTTTCAAATTGATATTTAATCCATATTTTAGTGTCAATTAGTTTGTATTCCATAACGACATCAATTTCACCTGGTGTGAAACCTAAAATTGCGTCAGAAATAGCTTGGTGAGCTGAAGATGCTTTGAACTGCTCTATTGAAGTCCAATCACCTGGTACTCTTCTAATTTTATTAGTTTCCATAATAGTTCTCCTTAGTTACGGCTACAATCAACACCTTTACGGTCGCCCGCTGGGTGTGAGTATGGTAGCACATCAAGTAACCATTTTACTGTTTCTTCACGCTTGTCGTCATCGAGACTTAGTGCCGCACTTAAATGATATACTCCGTCAACAAAAGAAAATCCATAATGAACTTTTCTTGTGTTAATTGCGTACCATCTACGTGCTTCTGGTTTAAAAATTTTACCATCTACAACAAAATGAAATTCTGCTGAGTTAGTGTGGTTTAAGTGACAAATCATTCTAAATGAATCACCTGTGATTCCGTCTGGAGTAACTTGTCTCCATTTATCTCTGTGAGGAGCTAAGAAATCACCTTTATCGTATATTAATGAACCCAATGATTCAGTGTGTTCTGGTATGTTCCATGATTCTGGAATTACATTATATTCGTATCCTGCTTTAGGACCGTTATAATCATCGTTCACACGTGAACGTAGGATTTTTGATGGATCAGCATTTAGTGTGTCAATTTGTTCAATTGCATTATCTGGCACCCATGCATCTAGTTCGATGATGTCGCCTGCTGCGCCAAAAAGAAAATTAGTATCAAATTTCATGCTAGTAGTTACTTCAGGGTTAAATCTGTGTTCACTCATGTTAGTAGCAATGATTTTAGCTTGTTCTAGTTTTACCATGGTGTTATCCTTTTTTATATAAATTATAGCTCATTAGCTGAACTATGTGCATTGCAATGTGCAACTGTATTTATCAGTTAATGTTAAATTAAAAAAGGCTACTATATCTCTATAGTAGCCCTTAATATTATTAGTTATGTATTAACGTCTTACGAAAGATCGCCAGTGTTTACAATTCTAATTGGAATGTAAATAAATTCTGCTGATTTTGTAGGCTCAATTGCTACGTCAACATAAAATTCATTTGCATCAATTCTTGCTGGTGTGTTATTTGTTGTATCACACACAACTGCAAAATCGTAAATACCACGCTGTTGTAAAATGTTAGCTAGGAAACCATCAAATACTGCTTTAGCATTTGCACGTGTTCCTGCATCATTTGGTTCAAATAAGAACGGTCTTGAAATAACTGCAAAACGCTCTCTTAGATAAGCTGTAAGTCTAGCTACGTTCACTCTGTCTAATGCTGAAGCAGTTGTATGAAGTGATTTTTGACCAAATACAACAACGCCCTCTGCCGGGAATCTTGCAATTGGGTTCAATTTGTTATCATACATTGCATCTCTAGAACCTTGTGTTAGTGCTACTTTAACGAACTCGTCTTCGCTGTTTAAGTAACCAACGTTTGATGCGTTTTGTACAACACCACGTGTTAAACCTGCTGGTGCAAACCATTGGAATGACACATTATCACTGTATGCATATGTGTATAATGCAATGTGTGATGCTGGTGCAACAACGCTATCGCCTGTTACTGGATTTGTAGTTAATGCGTGTGGGTAGTAAACTGCTGAATAAGTATTCTTAGTTACTAGTCCTTTTTCACCATTTTCAGTTGCCGCTGTTCCTTGAATCCAAGAAACTGCTTCTGTTGCATTTAAACGGAATGGAGCATCAACAATAACAAATGCTGTTTCGTCTTTGTCGCTGTTTAGTGTTACCATTTCGTCGTATAGTTCTGGATATGCTGGAGCTGCAATTAAACGGAATTGAACTGTGTCTTCACGTAGTTCTGGTTTAGCTGCTGATGCTTGCATAGCTGTTGTGACAACTTTACGCTGAGCTAATCTACCAAATGAACCACTGCCATCGGCTGCATTGCTTGCTTTGTTACGCCATTTCCAAGGTGTTGCTAGTGAACTATCATATTCTCTAACTGTGCTTGAAGATCTACACATGTTAATACCAGTTATTCCAACTGGATGTATTAGTGGATCTGGAGCACCTGCTAATAGAGTTGCTTCAAAGGCACCTGCTGCTGTAGCGTTGGCAGTAATGTCGCCAAATACTATACCTGCACTTGTGCTTTGATCTGTACCATCTTTTAATATCCATGCTGTACCGTTATGTCTGTAAATTACAGGATAACCGTCTGCATCTGTATCTACCCAGTAATCACCATCTGATAGTGATCCACCGGATCCGTCTGTAGTTGGAGCAATAGTTACATACTGTACATCAGAAACTTTTTGCCATTTCTGTGTTCCACTATCGCTTACTACTTCGTAAATTGCTAAGTCGTTAACATCTGGATCAAACCAAAGTGTACCATCTACTGGAGCACCTGTTGGTTGAGTTACTGATGCGTTCATTACAAATCCGCCTGTTGCTGTAGTTGGGTCTGTTGAGATGTCATCCCAATCATTACCAATACTGTCATAACGTTTAATTGAAATGTCTGAAGTAGCAGTGTCTAGCCAAATGTCGCCATCTGTTAATGTACGTGATGTTGCTGATGAACCATCTGCAAACGTATCACTTGTAGCACCAGTTGGTGCTGAAGCTTGTGCGTATGTTGCTTTTTCAGAAACAAATGCGTCAGCTACTGTTGTAAATAATTTAAGATCTACATTTAATCCGCTACCCGGTGTTGTTGTTTTAATCCATACATCACCTACTGATGGGCCTGCTGGCGCTGAGTAGTGTGGTGCGAATGTTGGTGTAACTGCTACCCATGCTGGGTTAGAGTCACCTACATAGTATTCAATTTTTGTGTCTGTTGTAGAATTTGCAACTGCTACAAGGTATTCACCTTGAGTTGCTGATGTGCTTGGAGCACTTCCATCTGTAAGTTCTACTGTTGGAGTTTTTTCTACCCAGCCTGCTGCTGAATATTCGAATATACCCCAACTTGAAGTTGAAGGGCTTACCCAATATGTATTATTTGCAGGATTACCTGTTGGTTCTGCTGAAAGTGGTCTCAATGCTGTTAAGTCTACATCAGAACGTACAATGTACGCCGCTGAACTTTGACCTAAAAATGAGTATGCTGCCAATAAACCGTATTCGTTAGTTTCATCACCTTGTGATACTGTGCCACTTACCTTACGGAAGTCGACATTACCAAAATATTGAGTTAATTCTCTTTGTGATGTAACTAGAACAGGTTGGTTTGAATTTGCAGACTTTGTAAATTTTGCAATACCATCGGTTTCAGTTAGGGTTGGATCAACCTTGTCCTGACCAGTGGCAATGAAAATCATTGGTACAGTACCGGCACCGGCTGGACCGTAAACTGATTCGTCTGTTACTGTTACCTGGACGCCAGGTGAAACAAGATTTGCCATATTATAGCTCCTTTTCTATTTTAGAATATTATCTAAATTGTTATCTACATGTATTTATTTAGATTTTGGAAAAACAGCGGTTTATAGAGTTAACTTAGCCTTTAATTTCAGCTAAAAGCTGATCAAAACTTTCACATAGAATGTTTTCAAAATTATCACCCCAATGACCGTGAATAATCATATGAATTCTGTTTTCTGTACCAGTATTATGAACAGAATGCAATCTACCTATATCGATTGCTCTAGCATCACCTGGTTCCCAAGGTACCATTCCTGCATCTTGCATGCAAAACTTTACTCCTGGTGGATTACTAAGTGCTACGTTAAAGGCTGCTAAGTGTCTTTCTTTATAATCTAGATGTGGACTAATAAATCCACCCGGTTCTAGTAACATAAATCTAACTCTTTGATATTTTTTAAAAGGCCAGTGATTTTTAAGCCAATTAACTGTTACTGGGCACTTGTCTGCGATTTCTGTCCAACCAAATTCTGGTGCTTCGTCTTCTTTCCAAGCACCTTCTTCAACATAGTAATCATTGGGTTGTGTTTTATCCCATCCTTGACCATGTACAACTATACTGCTCCAACCGGGATTTATATCGCCTCGGTGTTTTACATACTCACCTAAAAATTGCTCTGCTTCTTTTGCCATTTGGTAGTATGGTACATCTAATTGCATTTTTAATGTAGGACAATTAGCTTGTTTCATTATCCATCTAGAGTATGGTATTTTTTGTTTTTTATCTGTTTTCCAATTTAAGAATTCTTCAGGAGGTAATGCCATATTTTCATAGTGAGAAATATCGCCATTCTCTTCAAAAAACTTTGTTACTTTTGCTAATTGTCTAATTCTTATTTCTTCTTTGTCTTGTTCCATTTAAATAACTTTCCTATATTCCACGGTGCAATTTTATCCCACTCTGGCATTCTATCAATGTGATGTTGTATCCAATTATATCCACCAGCTTCTGTAGCTGGACAAGTTGAGTACACTAACATATCGTTATCACTGTTATAATTATATTTATATATAGCATGTAATAATTCTCTATGGATTTTATATCTTTCTTCTAATGTATACCATTTAGCTGTAACTTCATAATGAAATATATTACTTAGGTGTACATAGGTTGATCCTTGTCTCTGTGGTCGACATTTTATTGCAAATTTATCATGCTTATGTGTATTAAGCAAATTCTGATGATAATAATTTATGTTTAGTTTTGGAAATACTGTGCGATACCATTCTAGAAATCCTTCTTTATATATTTCATCTAGATGTTCTTCTGTATATTTTATTTGCTTAATACCTTTGAAGTATTCAAATTTACTATCATACTTTCCTACTCTACTATCCATAAAGTTATTTGCAAACTGCGTAAAGTTAGTTCCATCCCATTCTTCAATTATCTGTTGCATACACCCTAGTGCATGTCTACTTACATCATATATCCATAATGTATCACCTTCTACTAATCCTTTGTCAAATGCAAAGAATATAGGAGATATTCCAGATGCTGGAGCAACTACTTTAGTAAATTTCTTAACTGGTGTGTCTTTTGGTGGTACAACATTTCTTCCATTTTCTGTATTAGCTATAAAGAAAATGTTTGGATTTGAAATTGTTAATGTTTCATGTATATTTCTAAAACCGTCTTGCTTAACTTCACCATATGTATAACCTTTTGATGACCTTACATCTTCATTCCATGATATTATTTTGTGATTATCTCTTAGAAGGTGTTCTATTATATTCCACCCGCCTTGTTTTCCTGTATATGTTCTTAAATTATTACCAGGTCCTATCCAATATGGTGTATATCCATCATGATGATTGTTTTCACTACGTATTGGTTCTGGAAGTTGATATGGTTCAACATTATCTTCATGATTACCCCACTCTGGCTTACCTGCTGACTGCCACCATTCTAAGTCAATTAAAAAACATTGTGGATGTATTGAATAATAATCATCTCCTTTATCTAATACATGTCCAATAAGTTTAGCATCTATATTTTCTTCGTAAAATTTAGGAAATCTTTCTTCAAAGTCGTGTAATATAACACCCTGTTTAAATACAACCATCTTTTTAAAACCATTGCTAAGTGCTTTTTCAAATAAATCTACAATTTTTTCTTCTGCATATTGTTTATTACAAAAGAATGATAATTCTATAGACCAAAAGTCAAGTGTTGCTTTTGAAAAATGCGTTAAATAGTCAGACTTTATATTATTATTGTAAAGCCAACCTATACATAATTCATTGCTTTCAGTTTTTTGTCTCCACCAATCTTTTTTAAACATTTTTATTCCACTTTAATAACTTCTGTAAGTAATTATCAGGAATTTCTGTAAATTTATCCATTTCTTGTTTATCAATCCATACTAGATTTGGATGTGTAAGAGTTCCACGTGATGATAACACTAAAACGTTATTCTGATATGAGCTATCTTTAATCTTGCCCATTAATTCATTATGTAATTCCCATCGTTGCTGTAAACTATAATAAAACGAAGTAGGTAAGTAATGAAATATGTTACTTAGATAACAAAATGTTATTGGATGACGTAATCTATCTGTTTTAAAAGAATTAACAAATCCTTGATATGTATTTGGATCAAAAATGTTAATTGGCAAATAAACTACTTCAATCTCTGGTAATACTTCAGTTATCCATTTTTGAAATCCACGTTCATTTAATTTATCAAATACTTCTTGTGTATGTGGTAACTTATTTTTTCCTCTAAATATATCTCTTTGGTATTTTTCATCTGGTGCTAATTTATTCATTAAGTCAGTAGCAAATTTTTCGTAATTAGTACCGTCCCATTGTTCAATAATTGTTTTTGTAATATTAATAGCAAATTTACTAATATCGTAAACAAGTATCTTACTGTATTTGTCACATCCTAGTTCAAATGCATATATTAATGGTGTTAATCCTGCGGCCGGTACAACTAGTGTATCCCATTTTTCGTCCCATTCTGGATATTGTAATTTTCTTCTTTCAACTTCAAGATGAATATCTCTCAATGGCTCAGTATTAGCAATAAAGAATATGTCTAAATCAATCTGTTCCATAACACCTGATAAATGTCTTGGTCCATCTTCTTTTACTTCTGGATAAGAATAATGTTTCTCATCTCTAATATTTTTATTCCACGATAGAATTCGTTGTTGGTCATCTAATAAAGACTTTACTAAATTCCAACCTGTATGTTTTGCATTATATGTTTTAGTATTTTTACCTGGTCCAATCCAATGAGGGGTATAATCATCATGCCAATTTGATATACTTCTAGCAGGTTCAATTGTTTCTAATGATTTAGCTTCTGGTGAACCCCAAGCTGGCTTGCCTGCTTTTACCCACCATTCAACATCAAGCATAAATGCTTGTGGATGTAAAGAATAATATTCATCGCCTTTATCAACTATATGTCCAATAAATGTTGCATCTTTATTTTCTTCATAAAATTTTACAAACTGTTCTTTAAAATTAGATAAAGGAGTTGTTCCTTGTTTGAACACTAATATCTTTTTATATTTCTTCTCAACTGCATCTTCTAACAAACCTTCTATAGTATCATTGGCCATTTGTTCGTGGAAATAGAATCCCAATTCCATTGACCAATAATCTGTTAAGTTTTTAGTGTATCCTCGAGCGAAGTCATCTTTAATGCTATTGTTATATAGCCAGCCAAACCCTAATTCTTTTGATTTACTTTTATGTTGCCACCATTGATGCCCAAACATGTTTAACATATATATTTCCTTTATAGTATATGTTTATTTATTCTATAATTTTTTGCAGAGTTTGAGACTTAAAATTTTCTAATGTAGATGTGTTAGTTAAGTTAATATCAAAATTCCAACCTGCCCAACTCCATTCGCTTTTATGTACATCAGGAAAAACAACAGACATACTGTTATGTTCAACATTATTTGCACCTGCTTGATTAATACTAGAAGCAGTAGCCCACCATAATGGTTTCTCATTTCTCCAAACAACTGCTGTTGTTCCACCTAATTTTTTAATTGCTTTAAGTTCATTAAAAAATCTACAGTCACTAATAACAACATTTTTTGTACACATCTCAATTTGACGTTCACATGCCGCAACCCAGATATCTGGATGGAAATGTGTTCTCAAAACATCAGTGCCTACGTGTTGTAATGCAAATCTTGGAGTAAAATTAGGAATATCTAAACGCTCAGCCCACCACTCATCAACAGTTTCTCTCCATACTCTACTTTCTGATGTATTTCCTTCTAGTAGGATTCTGTCCCAACCAAATATATTTGCACATGCATCTTTTAATACTCCTGCAAAACTAATACGTTGAAAGCCTTCTTCGATGAGAAAACCTGCGGCGGTGTCTTTTCCGTGACCAATAAGGCCACATATACCAATTACTTTTTTCATAAATTTATTATAGTGGGTTTTTAATTATTTGTCAATAACAAAGTTATTGTTTCTAAGTTTTTCAACTACGTCTTCAAACTTCTCACCTAATACTTTAATTCTTAGGTAAATTCTTTCTCTTTTAATAGTAGGTACACCGTGTACAGTCATTCCATTAAATAATGTAGGGTGCTTATTGCTATAGTAGTGATTATATTCAATATCTAAATCATTCCATCCATATTTCTTTTCATAGTTAACATTTCTTTCTGGGGTAACTCCAACTCTACTATAAAAACTAATTGGTTCGCCTGCATCTTCTGGCATAATAGGAAACATTATTCCACACCACATGTAATGATCAGTATGAGGGTGAAAGCTATAACCTGGATCGTAATGTAATAAATCAATGTCACGTGGAGCAATAGGTTGTTTGAAGTTAAACATATTAACGTATTTTTCTATTACTGGATAATCAAGTAAGTTTTTGCCTTCAGTTTTTTGTACTGCAATAGCGTTCATACCTGTTCTGCCTTTGAACTCTCTCTTTTCTGGAGAAAGGTATTGCATATAATCTCCAAATTGCATTATATTATGTTTATGTTGATTTACAAAATCTAATAGTTCTAACCTATCGTATGTTACTTCGTCGATAGTACAGTGGTGATTACCAAGTTGCATTTTTTACCCTATTACAAAGCCAAGTCCTGTACTTCCATCGTTGTATAATGTTAGTTCAGTTTCTAATTTATCAATTTCTGCTTGTGCGTCTGCTCTAAGTTGATCTGCGTTCATTGTAGTACCACCTTGTGGTCCTGCAATCTGTGTAAATTTACCACGTGCTTCTGATAAGATCATTTTAGCATGAGCAAATGCATAATCTTTTAACCAAGGTCCTGCATATGTATCTTCTAATAAACTTTCTGTTGGTCTATAATTGTAGCAATGCAATACTGCATTGTCATTTGCTTTAATTTTACGCTGTAAAATTAATTTTTTATCTTGAGGTCTCCAAGTAAACATTATTTCAGCACCAAATAGTCTACCCATTGTTTCTCTATTCTGTTGTAAGAAATCAAATGATGCTAATCCACCATTTCTACTACTTCCTAATAGGTACGTATTAATGTAAGCGGCTTGGAATGGTTCTATATCGTTACCTGTTCCACTACTTACACCAGTTGTTCTACGATAAATGTCACGAACTTCCATTACTTCTTCAGGTAAAGTATATTCACTTTGATCCTTTATCATATCTAATATAATAAAGCTCTCCTCAACTGCGTTTTCTGCACGTTGTCTATACTTTGATAAAGATTTGTCTATTGCTAGCTCATAATGTTCCGGATCTAGCTCAACATCAATCATTCCACCACCTAGGCGAAGTTCTATTTCTTTTTGAAGTTTGTTTGATGCACTCATTTACGTTATTCTCCTGCTGTATGTATTTATCATAACAACTAGAAATTTATTGTACGTTTACCAATCCTGACAGGGTTATTTAAACACTCTTCTAGATATTTTCTAGCTACATTTTGCCATATTGGGTACTGCTCGTCTTTAATATCATCAATAAACAGTAATTGTTCAAAATTTGTATCTTTATATAATGAACAATAATGTTTAATATATGTAGTGTCTACTAGTTTAAGTTCGTCTTTAAATGAACTTGTATTAATTATGCCAGGTGTGTGATCGGTATATGTTAATCCATTCCAAGCATCATTGACATTTTGAAAACGAGTATATGGCTGATCAGCATCTGGATAATTATAGTCTATGTATATAATTTCATTTACTGCTTGGCGTTGTGCCCATCTTGCAAACAGTCTGCTTTTACCAGGATGAACATTAACTCTACCAGGAATCCAATATGCAACTGGCTTGTAAATTATATCTTGATCTGCCATATGCAAATTCTGTACTACATATCTGCATTGCTGTCCTGTCTGCATATGGAAAAAATTTTTACTATTGTTAATATAGTATTCGTAATGTTCATCTATTTCTTTCCAATTTTTTCTTACAAACCTTACCCAAGGTGCAAGAGTAGAGTATAATATTTCTGGAATACTTAGACTATAATTTCTAATATTAGATGCGTCGAAATAACCTATGTTTCCGCCGCATTCTATATGATTGTCATACCATTTTACAAAGTCATTATATGCATTATCCATGCAATTATTTATTAAATGTTGCTAGTAGTATAACTTCGCCGTTTACTCGACCGTTTAGTTTAGTTTCTGTTGTCTTTAATGTTTCGAACAACTTTTCTGTTTTAGATCTTGTAGCTTTTTTAACTTCTGGTAAGAATTCAGCAGGTTTACGAACAGTACGTTGTACACTTTTGTCTTCATCGTAACCTATTATAGTAGTTCCTTTAACACTTAGTCCACTACCTTCACGTTTTAATCCCATAGGATCTACATTCTTAGCATAATACATTCCTATCTTACGGTTCTTAGTGTTAAAAACCACCAGTATTCGGGCGTAAACAATATCTGCTGGTGTTATGCTACCTAAACCATAATCAGTGTCTGTTTGCTTAAATTTGAGCTTCTTAACAATATCTTCTGGACTCTTTGTACGAGTCTTACGTGGCTTACGATTTGCTTTACTTTCTGCTTCAACAATATCACATGCATCTACTATTTTACGATATACTTCTAATAGTGCTTTTTTCTGTTGAGCATTAAGGTGATTATATCCTTCTTCTAATTGTTCACGCCAGTCATCAATTTTATCTTTAGGAATTTTAGTATTAAGTTCTGTGTATTCTTCTAATCCGTGAATATACCCTTTACGTATAATACGTGCATGAGCTTGCTTAACACCTGCTCTACGAAACATCTCAACTGGAGCAAAGTCTTTTACAAATTTTAAATCATAACCTGAGTTAACCCAGTCGTCTAAAAATTGTTCAACTTCATCAGTCATTTGCATTGCGGCTTTATGAAGCAAATCTTGTATTGTAGGTTTATATACATTCGCTGTTCGTTTAGCTTCTGCTTCTGCTAATTTTTCAGCTTCTTCTACAAACGTTGAACCTTCTTCAATTGCATTAGTAATACGTGATTTAATATATGTAGAAATTGGCTGAGGTGTACCGCCTGTACCAGGAAGACTTTCCCAATATGCATTCCATGCTAGGTGTATATCAGGACAACCCATTGTAAGCATACGACAGTAATATCCTGTTACTGCACTAAGTGATTGGCTTTTTGCTGCCTTTACACATTTAATATCTTTTTTTGTATAATCATTTGCAAGCATCCAATCATATGCATACTCAACTAAATCGCTTGCTTTATAATTACGATAATAATATTCAGTTGCATGTTGTCTTTTAACATGATATTCTTTACCAGACCAACCGTCTGCACCCTCCCATGAAGGATCTTGTAATGAACCTTTACGGATTCGTTGTGAAGGTGCTCTTGCTTTTTTCTTTTTAGTAGCTTTGGGTAATGCCATTGCTTATACTCCGTGATAATCTTCGAACATATGACGATCTAGTTCGTCTGCTTTATTTTGATACTTATCAATTAAAGACAAAACTTCGTCGGTTTGAGGTAATTTTTTTAATTCTTCGATGAATTCTAACAACTCCATCATAGTATGATTACTCCTGTGAATGTTCTAAGTATACGGCTTCTAGTTTATAGTGTCAACCGGTTTGAATCCAAAATTAGCAACTACATGTTGAGAACCCGATGAATCTTCAACAATATCTCCAACACTAACACTATACATACGAGATAAACGTTCTATATTTTCTTCAGGACCCATGTTACCTGTGTGAAACACGCCTTCTAATCCATCAGCGGTAATGTTACTAACATGTGTATAGTAGCCTCGGTTAAAAGCATCAGCGGCAACTGTACCAATTTCATTTTTACTAAAGTTCATGTCTAGCTTTAATGATTGTTTATGAACAGCATCGTGTCCTTCAGCATTAACTAGATCTATTTCGGCATCTGTTAAATGAATTTGGTATAATTTATATGTTTGCATTTCTGACTCCTTTAATTAACTATACATACAGTATACGATAAGACGTCTTGGTTGTCAACCTTTAGTCGTCAGAAAAAACCCAATAAAATCAATGGGTTATAATTTTTTTAAATTTATTTTGATTTATAGTGAATTAATTTGTCATAATATAGTGCTAAAGTAGCCCATATTGCGTCTGGGTACAAGTTAGTATATTTGTTTCCCATTTTATGATAATTTTCCCATACTGTTTTACTTACATCAAACTTACTGTAATATTTCCAAAAATCAGTATCTGTTCTATCACTTAACATGTAATGATGTTTTATATATGTACTATTATCATTCCAAACATTACGCATTGCTCTATTGTAAGTTTTAGCCCCATATCCACGTTTTAAGCACCGTACAAGCGTTGTTATACTGAATTGCGTCATAAACAGTGCATTACTTTCTAAAGGGTCTATAAAGCCGTTACTGAGCCCTACTGCAACTACATTATTGTGCCAGGGATTAGCTAAGACACTAGGATTCCATTTTAACAGTCTAGGTGTTTTTCCCATAAAGGGAGTTCTGTGTGCATTTACTTTATTAAACTCTGCAAGTGCATCTTCGTCAGTTTGATGTTTGCTACTAAACACATATCCTGTTCCAATTCTATTTGTTAAATCAATTATAAATTGCCAACCATTACTACGTGCTACGCTTTGAGTGTATCCTTGTACATCATTATCTTGCAATTCAAAAGGACAAACCCATGCTCTATCTACTAAATGATTTTCTAATTGTACTTCAGTATTGTCTTTTACAAATTTTCTACGAAACCCTGTGCAGTCTATATATAAATCATATCCCTCTGGTAACTCGTCTAATGTGTCTATAATGTGAGTTACATTTTTACAATTATTTTTAACTATGTCTCCGGCTTTTTCAGCATCTAAGTGATATGCAGTTGCTTGCCAGCCACCTTTGTGATATAGTTGATCATTAATGTTATGCTTATCAACAATACCACTATCGTATTGTTGTTTCCATTTATCAAAAACATTATTATCATTAAACCAAAAGGTGAATGCAAACGGATCGCCATTTGGCTTATTCCATTGACTCTTTATGTTTCCAAATTTCTTTTGTGCATTACTTTTTTCCATCCATTCGTCTTCTGACATTCCCATGTCTTCAAAGAATTGTGCAATCTGTGGTAATGTACTTTCGCCTACGCCTATAATAGGAATATCACTACTTTCAATAAGTGTAATATCATAATCTGGAAATTGTTTTTCTAAGTATCCTGCGGCCCACCATCCAGTAGTTCCGCCTCCAATAATACAAATTTTCATAGTTGTTCCTTATATGTATTATTTATAATAACGCAGGCGTATTTTACCTGCGTTATTAAATTTTTATTTTTCTTCAATTAGTCTTTCAAACTCTCTCAAACGTTTATATACGCTTGCTAGTTCAATAATAGTAGGCCATGCTTTAAGTATATATTGCATTGAACCTTCTACTCTACCAAAAGCTCTAATAATTTGTTGCATCACACCTAGTGTTACAACACCTGCTACAATAGCTGGTGCTAAAAATACATAAGCTGATAATACATTTGCTTGTAAATATGAAATTCTACCTATATTAAAATACAAGTATCTAATATAAGATTTAAAGTGAATACTTCTTACATCTTGAAATAATTCATCAATTCTTTTAGGACGAATTGTCACATCATCTTCTGCAATTACAAGTATTTTTCTGTAAGCTGCTTCTTTCTTTTGTAAATCATATTCTACTCCAACTAGACGTAATAACCAACCTAATCCAATTAAGAATATTGTTCCTCCAATACTCCAAATTAACGCACCAGTTACTAGTCCATATTGCCAATCACCAAAGAAGAAGATTGGAATACCAACTGATAGTCCTAATAGAATAGGAACAAATTGTACTAGAACCATTACTGATTCAATTAAACTTGTACCAAGTCCTTCCATGATACGACTAAACTTAATAGTATCTTCTTGTACACGTTGAGCTGCACCTTCAATAGTACGTGCTTTGTCGTATACACTATGATACCATTCAACCATTGCTGCTCTCCATCTAAACAAATAGTGTGCAGTAAAGTAACTAACAACTACGGCAATCAAAACATAAATTGCAGCCAAGTAAATAAAAGTTCCTAAACTACTCCAATATTCTGTAATTGTAATAGCGTTTGGTGCACCAAGTGCTTTTTGAATCATATCGTAAAACTGCCCAAACCATTCATTAATTTTAACGTCAATTTGAACTTGTACCCATAATGAACTTAGGATAATAGCTGAACCCAGCCACGACCACAATGCCCATTGTTTTTGTGTGAAAAATCTAAACATTTTCTTTTCCTTATATAAAATGCAGAATTAACTACATACATATCTATTTATGGCAACTATAGTATGACTAATTTGCATAAATACAATATAACAAGGAAACCTGCATGCCAAGATTAAGTTTATATAAACCATTTAAAGGTAACGACTATAAGTTTATGGATCACGCAATACGTGAACAATTCGATATAGGTGGTACTGGAATACACGTACACAAATACCTAGGACCGGATCCTAAGAACGATAGTAAAGATCCTAGCGAGCCTAATTATGGCAGTGGTATGGAAATAGATAATATTACAGGAGAAGAAATTAATCCTGAAGGTTTAATTGACGAAACAAACATACAAGACTTATTGTTTATGGAAAACAGAGATCGTAAATACGATCCTGACGTATTTGAACTACGTGGTGTATATAATGTTAGTGATAATGATTTTGATTTAACACAATTTGGTTTATTTTTAACAAATGATACATTGTTTATTAGTTTTCATATTAACGATATGGTAGAACGTTTAGGGCGTAGACTTATGCCAGGTGATGTAATTGAATTACCACATTTACGTGATGAACTTTTACTTACTAACGCTAGAGATGCTATTAATAAATTTTATGTAGTGCAAGATGCCGCTAGAGGAAGTGAAGGATTTTCACAAACTTGGTATCCACACATTTGGCGTGTTAAAGTAGCACCATTAACAGATACACAAGAATACGCAGATATACTTGGAACTGCTAATGATCCAGATAGTCTTAAAAATGATATAAGTGCATACAAAACAGAACTTAACATTAGTAATGCTATTGTAAAGAGTGCTGAAGCTGCTGACCCACTAGGATTACCATTAGCTGACCATTTATTTGGTGTAGAGACTGAAGATAAAACATATAAGCATGGTGAGACATTAGAACAAGGCGATCAGTTTCCAGTAAGTCCAAACGAAGGTGAGTATTTTGTAAGAACAGACTTTACACCTAATAGACTTTTTGTCAGAAGAGGCAATAAATGGCATAGATTATATGATAATGTTACTGATCAAACATGGAGTGATAGAACATATAATGCTAGTAGCTTTATTAATAACAATGCTACTACAGTTATCGACGATAAAGAGTTTCCTGAAAAGCAAGCACTTAGTCAAGTTATTAAACCAAAGAGTGATTTTGAATAATGGCACAACAATATTTTTACGATAAACAAATTAGAAGATACATTCAACAGTTTATAAGACTGTTTAGTGGATTCAGTGTTGAAATGGGTAAAAACGAAGAAGACTTATCTGTATTTCAACAAGTTCCTGTACGTTATGGAGACATTAATAGAATGGCTGCACACATAACAAGAGAAAACAGTGAAAACATTATTAATACTGTTCCGTTTATAAGTTGTTACGTAACTTCATTAGATATGTTACCAGAAAGACGTACATATCAAGATCATGTTGATAAAGTTCAAGTATTTGAAAAGAAATACGATGACACAACTGGTGAATATATAAATGAAAGAGGAAATAGTTATACTGTTGAAAGACATGCACCTGTTCCTTATATGTTACAAATGAATTGTGATATTTGGACTTCAAACACAGACCAAAAATTACAATTAATGGAACAAATACTAGTATTATTTAATCCTACACTAGACATAAGAACAAACAATAGTCCAATTGACTGGACTGCATTGAGTCATGTAGAATTAACTAATACAACATGGAGTACAAGAAGTGTGGGATCAAGCATAGATGATATTATTGATGTTGCTACTTTAAGTTTTAATATACCAGTACATATTAATCCTCCAGCTAAAGTTAAACAGCAAAAATTAATTCATACAATTATAAGTGAACTGTATAACTTAGACGATACAAATTTAGATTTGTTTAGAGAAGAGCAATCCTTTGATAAACAAACGTTGCAATATACAATTGTAACATACGAAGATAGAAAAGTGAAATACGAAGATGGTAATTTACAATTATTAAACGCTAATGGGCAAAAACTTGATAACGATGGTTTAATACTAGACTGGTCTAAAGAGTTAAAACCTTTTGGTGAATTACGAACTGGAATAAGTCAATTAAGACTTAGAAAAAATACAGACGTAAGTGACAAATCAGATGATATAATTGGTAAACTTGATTTCCATCCTAGTGACTCAAATCTATTAACAGTTGACGTAGATCAGTCAACATTACCAACAAATACACTCACAGCCGTAAATGCTATTTTAGATCCAGTTAAAAATTATCCTGGAGATGGAACAGTTCCAGCCGCATCATTAGGACAAAGATATATATTAATTAATGATGTACCTAGTAATCAATGGTTAAATGTTGTTGCCCACAGATATGATATTATTGAATATAATGGATCAACTTGGAATGTAAGTTTTGATTCTTCTACAAATACAGATACTCAATATGTAACTAACGTAGCAAGCAACGACCAGTTAGAATGGAACGGTAAAGAGTGGGTTAATAGCTATGAGGGAATTTACAATGCAGGATTCTGGAGACTCTATCTTTAATATCGACGACCCGTGTGACGATGTAAGTCATTGGATAGGAAAAATATGATAATAGCAAGTGGTTGTTTATTTTTAAGCACAGACACAGGAAGAATAATGCTTCAACAACGAAGCGGTGAAGTTAATCACCCACGAACATGGGGTTTCTTTGGAGGCAAGGCTGAAAAAGGTGAAAGACCAACTGAAGCACTATTGCGTGAAATAGAAGAAGAGCTTGGATTAGTTCCAGATATAAAAAAAGTTATTCCTGTTAATAAATTTACTAGTCCTAATAAGAAATTTGTTTACCATACATTTTTAGTCACAGTTGAAGAGGAGTTTATTCCTGTTCTTAATAACGAAAGTGATGGTTATTGCTGGATTAAAATTGGCAACTGGCCTAGACCGTTGCACCCTGGTGCAAAAATACAATGTAATTCAAAACAGTTTGTTAAAAAAATAAAAACAGTATACGAACAGTTTACTACATCGCTGGATTAATAATACCCATTTCTTTTCTACTGAATATATTATTTAAAAATGAATTAAATACTTCTTCACTATCATATTGATGAATATCACTAAAATCTGGATCAATTTCATACATTTCAGAATTTGTTCTCATGCTATGTGAGAAACCCAATGCAGTTGCAGTTTCTTTCCAACCATAATAACGTTTTAAATTAAAATTATTTTTTATTTCATTACATTCTATAGTAATTTGTTGTAGCATTCTTTCGTCATTTTTATACCAAGTATATATTGGATATGTAATATCCCACCCACCTACATGTTTCCACCAATTAAAGCATTCTTGTGGTGTATCATAAAAAGACCAAAACCTTGCTTTTGGAAATAGTTGTTTTAATAATGGCAAATGATAGCTAAACCAATGACTTTTAATAATTTTAGTTCCATAATTCCAATCAGTAAATGGTGCTTTAAATTCTTGTATTATTTCTTCTTTAGTTAATGTATCTAATATATCAAACTTATGTCCTACTGGATTATCAGGACCCCAATAAGCACCTCGATGCCATCCAACAACTTGTCCGTCAACTTTTTTTCTATATACAAAGTTATTCTTATTATCAGACAAATTAATATCTTTACATATAAGACTAAGCATACGAATTGCTCCACTCCATCTAGATCCTGGAGCTCCTGTAACTATAATTAAATCTTCACCTTGATATTCCATTAGTTTCCTTTATTAATTTCTTTTAAAATTTTGTTTGTAAGGTATTCATGTGTCTTAGGTCCTGGGTGTGTTTGGTCTCTTCCTAAATCTATCATTTCTTCTTTACTGTACTGTATTGATTTAATGTGTGTTGGTTCATAATCATAAAACCAATGCTTTCTTCTTTCGTTTGGTTCTAATATATAATACTGTGCATTTGGAAATGATTGTAGTAACGCTAGTTCAAACATTTTAAATATTTTACCATTGCTTTGTTTAAAAGTTTCTCTAACAAGTTTTCTAACTTTTTCATCTTTTTCTTTTCTTAACCAAAATCGCATAAGCCAATTAGTATCATTAACACCCCAAAAATCAGTAAGTATAACATATTTTGGATTAAGTTTAAAATCAAATAGATTATCTGCCATATCAGTTAATGTATCAAAATCACTTATATTAAAATGATTTAATGATAATTTTTTAGAAAGCAAATATGGTATACTCATTTCATATGGTATTCCAGTTCCTAATAATAAACTTCCGCCGGCAAATACTATACCAACATCAGTTAAATCATCTGGACCTCTATATCCATATTTGTTCCATTTATAACTAAAGTCTAAATTAGTATCATTATCCCAATCAAGTTCTTGTATTGCATTAAAAGTAAAATGATCAGTTCCATTTTCTCCTACTTTGCATTTGTTTCCTGTATCATGCCGGCCATAATATTTTATTGTTTCATTTGGCAATCTTGGCTGTTTTTCAGCTTTTTCTTTTTGATTATAAAAGAACTTTGGATCTACCTCAGGAAAGTCGTTTTCTATCATACTTTAATAACTCTATTAGGATCTGGATTATCAATCATGTGTTGTACTATATAATTAAAGAATCCAGTAAATTGGAAAGTAACTCTTTGT